TTGTTGAGTTCCAAGGATATGGGTAAACCATAGTAACATTATCCAATTGTTCCTCGACTATTGTATCGACCGGTTTTTTTTCATAGAATGGGCGCCCAGCTTGGGAATCGGGCGATGATGTTGTTGATTCAGTTAGAACATCCTGAAGATAGCTGTCTCCTAGCCCGATGCCATCACAAGAGTGGTCATAATTTGTTTCGTACTCACTTGAAACTATACGGTAAACTGGAAATACTAACTTATCCCCACTATAAATTTCGATTGTTTTCTTTACGGCTAGGTCCGCCTGTTCTAATGTTTCTATTGCCATGAACTTTGCCTTAAAATATGGTACTTCATTTAGATTTTCAACAAATTCTCCGTTCATTATGTATGAATCATATGCTTTCTCATTTATCCTAACAAGTAGATCTGATGGGCCGCCAACAAATACACTTCCTATAACTTCTTTAGTTATATCCTGAGGTGGTAATGTTGATGACGTTGATGATGTTGATGAGGTAGTTGATATCGTAGATGCTGTCGATGATGTAGATGACGTAGTTGAAGAAGTGGTCGTTGTCGTCGTCGCCGGGCAGTCGCTAAACAACCATCCACTATTGCTTCCAGTATTAACCGAATGAGATCCGGCGTACCACGTGGCGCCGCCAGCCGCATTAGAATATTGGATGTCAAGATAATCACAATCGACTTTTCCGCTTGCTTTCGATAAATTTGTGGCACCATCACTGTCAATTGTTATCAAATTCCCAGCAGTCCCGGAAACATCAAATCTTGTTAAAATAGTCGTTGTTATGCCGCTTGTGAACCACACAGTATAGGGCGCAACATCTACTTTAAATTCATTAAATGTCGAAGAATCATATATTGTTATCGGGCCAACACCGACGCCAGAAACCAAAAGATTATGGTAGGAATACCCTCCGCCATAAAACTCATATGTTCCAGTATCTATTGCATTAAATTTAATTGTTGATGTTTCTTCATTTATTGTCAATGTACCGACAGTCTGTTCAACATAAAATAAACCGGTTAATCCGGTTATTTCCCATGTTCCAATTCCCATGGAAACAACCGCATCCCCAGAACCAGATTCAAAATAAACATATTTAGAAGTTATATCATAATCATTTGCGTCAAAAGTTCCGCCATAAATGCCAAACTCAGTAAGTTCAAGATCGCCAAGCAGTGTATAAGTTCCGGTGCATTCTATATCAAATCCATAAACCGACGCCCCATTTGGGGTTATTGTCTCAGCTGAACCAGATAAAAAATAAACATACGTGCTCACAAAAGTAAGCCCGATTTCAAATATGGCTGAACCATGAATATACAAGTATCTGCCAACATTTTCTATGCTGTAATTATCCCCAGTTACGGAAGTAAAATTATGACACTCACAATCTCCGGCATCTAAGCTTATTGTTTCTCCATCTACTCCCGAGGCTGAATCAATGATAACATTATCCGTACTTGTTGGGAGATTTCCTATGCCAGGTGAGCCGCCGGAGGCCGTTGCCCAGTGATTTTCATCATCGGACCAATTCCCTGAACCGCCAACCCAATATCTATTAGCCATATAATATCAACAAATCATCTTTTTGTACCAACAATAAATTCAAATGTAATTTTATATCTCTTTACTTCCCCCGGATAGGCATATGTTGAATAAGATCCCTTTATTGCTTCATAATCTCCTTTAGACATATCTTGTCTTGATGAGTCTTCTGAAAATGTTATTGTTGTTATCTCGCCCCAATAAACCCTGTTGGCTATGTTTGTAGATTCTGTTGGATTGGCATCAGTCCAGTCTTCAACCGAGCCCCTCCAATATAGGCCGGTTGGCTCGGCTCCTCCGATAATATATTTTTCAATATAATTTTTTGCCTCTGTTGCAGTTATTGATGTTGTTGTTGTTCCATTAGACTTATTTATCACTGCTGATTGCGCAGATAAGTATCCCTGTACAGATACCACTCTGGATATTTGTTTTAAATCTATCACTTTTGTTTCATAATTAAAAGCTGGCATTTGCTTTGTTTTTCCCTTTCCAATTGGAAATATATTAATATTATTTTTTATGTTCTCATCTACCTTTATTGTATCTATTCCTATCTTTGTTATTCCGTCTGGTGATAAGATATGCTTCCATAAATATACTGTCATCTGAGGGTCATCCTCCTATAGTTCCACTGTAATTCAGAACTTACTTTTTCTGCAAGTTCATTCATATCTATGTCGCTATTTACATGGTCAACATTGACATTTATTACTGCATTGAATGAGCCCATTGATCCGGTTTCGGATAATGGAATAACTGCCTCTGGTCCATGTTCACCAATCATTGCAAATGTCGGGCGTGTAACAATTCCGCCCGATGCAAAAGGAAGCGCATTGCCAAAAAATATCTTCATTATTGAAGACAATTGATTATTAGATGAACTCCAAAACGAAGATGCCGAATTTTTACTGGCTGTTTGGGCTTTTGTAATAACAAACTTTGATGCAGATTGAAGATTTCCCAGGGCAATCAGTATTTGATTAATGGCCGACATATATGGAGTAACTAATCCAGTTAATAGGGCTGATTCTAAAAATGGCTTGTTATTTATTATTGCATCAGCCATTTCTTTAGTTGTTGTTTCCGATAGATTAACCATAATAATTTTATTTTCATCAGCTGCGCTTTCCATCGGATAACTAATCCCATTCTGGAAAGCAATAGATGTTCCTGCGGCCGAGTCTTCTAATGTAGAATACATATACTGTAATCCGTTTCCAATATATTGCGGGAATGAATTTGCCGTTTCTGTTAGAACCTCTTTAGTTGGTGTTAGTGTGCCAGTAGTTATACTATCTTTTACATCGGGGTATGCTTCTTTATTTCTTCTAATTAACTCATCTGATGCTGCCTTATTAAGTTTATCTATATCGTTATAAGATGATGCCTGCTCACTTTCTATCTTGTCTGTTACATTAGCTTTATATGCGGCCGGTATGCCACTATTTACCAATTGCCTTTCATAATCTTGTTCGAATTTTATATACTCAGACTCAACTTGCTTAATAAAGTCTCCAGCTGAAACCTCGTGATATATTCCTTTTTGCATTTCTGCGGTCATTATATTTGCTGGGCTTCTACTACTTTCCATAAATTCTTTTTTGTATTTTTTATTTTCCAATATAGATTCGGTAGCTCTATCTCTCCAAGGTTTTGATAAGAATTCCAGAGATGCTACCCCAGCAACAATGGCAGTTAGGGGCAATACTAAACCAGACAACATTGCCATAATTCCACCGCCAGCTCCACCTGCTGCAATGTATTCCACGCCACCACCGGCGGATGCGCCAGCAGCCCCGGCTGCTAATCTACTATTTATTATCGTCTGAGCTCCGCGACCACCAAATAGGCCACCCAAACCGCCAGCAAGTAGGCCAGATAAACTAATTTTTGACAGACCCGAAGCTAATTTTAACCCAATTCCAAGGAGAACGGCATCTCCAATTAGCGCCCCGGCATTAGTTGCTGCCCCAGTAAGATTTCCCTCTTGGACGTCTTTAACCAAATCAGTTGTTAATTTGAACGCAATGCCGACTCCAATAATTATGGCTGCTTGTGACAGTCTATTCTTTCCGCCCATTACCAAATTTATTATGGAAGCATCAAGTATTAATCTCCATACGTCATCCCAAGTAAGTCTTTCTCCTTTTAGTAGTTTGTCAACAGCGCCAGCTAATTCAATACCCAACTGAATGCTGGCGATCATTCCAATCGATAATTTTGCCAAATTTCGATTTAATCCAGCTAATATCCCAACATCAAATAACAGGGGCCACATGTTTTCCCATCTAAATTTTTCAACACCCTGTTCTGCGAGATCCTTTAAATCAAAAATCATTTTAATTGTCACTATGCCAGTTGCTATATTCTTTAAAGTATCTGTAACTTTATATTCATTTCCAAATAGAGTAAATGTTTTTTTTCCGAGCTCTTCCCACACCCCCTGAATCCATTCCACCCCAACTTTCAGACCCCCTATTGCACCTCCGGCTATTTTTGACACATCCATTGCTCCAACAAAATCAGCAAAACCAGTTTCCCCCATGCCCATTGCTTTAAACATTGGACCAAATAATTTCCCCATTCCCTTGCCCAAAACCGATCCAAGGAAGCCTGCAGCCCCCCCAAATGCCTGCACTAATCCGCCAAGGCCCAATACAAGAGAGCCAAATACAAATAATACATTACCAAATACCTCGCCTATAATTGATGCCCATCCAATGGCTTGCTTAAATGCTGGATCTAAATCATTTAAACCATCAATAACATCAAAAGTAGAATCCACCATTGGCTCCATAGCATCATATACTATCATATTCATAGTAGTACCAAAGTAGCTAGATATGCCAGTCATATCCATTACATGACTGGTATATTGGCCAAGGGTGTCCTGAAGTGTCTTTCCAAAAAACATAACAGCAAGCATTTCCATACGAAAGCCCTTTGTTCCGTGTACTGCTTTTCTGAATGCACTTGCCATATTAGCCAAACCACTATTAAATGGCTTGATTTTTTCTTTTCCTTTTTCTAATTTCACATTGAAGGCATCTATGTCTTTTATGTGTCTAGACCATTTCTCACGATCCATCCCAATTACATCAAGTGCCCCAGATTTGCGAGTTTCCAACATATCTTCAACTTTTCTATTTGCCTCTATGACTCTCTTATTAGTTCTTCCGGTAATATCGGAGCCCCTAGTTTCATATTTAACCTGCTTTTCCATCATGGAAATCTCTTTTTTATCTGCCGAAGTTGATAGTTTCAATTCATTTTCAATTGCCTTCTTTTCAGCCATTTGTTTTTTATTGGTTAACTTTATCTCATTTTCAATTGATTTAACATTCTCAGCATTGAATTTAATCATATCTTTATGTGACTGTTTTTCAACAGACCAACTATTATTTTCTTTTGCAATTTTCTCAATCTGGGTTTTTATATCTAATTTAGATAAAACCATTGCATCTTTTAAATATTTTAGCCTTTCCTTATATTTTTCTCTCTTAGTTTCTTCTGGCCCCAATTTTTTAGCTAATGCTACGTGTTCTGGAGCATATTTTTGTAATACTGGGCCAACTTCTTTATTTTCAGCTTTTGCTTTTGCAATATCAATATCTCTCGCTTTACTTAGTTCATCAAGTCTCGAATGTATTAGATCAATCTTATTTGATGATTCTGACAATCTATCAGAATATTCTTTTTCTGCCTCGATTAAAGATTGCCGATCCCCCTCATGCCCGGGTAATTCCCTGGAGCCAGTAAGAATGTCTTTATATGCCTTTAATGTGTTTAAATCTTTTTTTACGGTAGCTTCGTGATCCTTTATTGAGTCGGAAATATAATCTAAATCTTTTGCCTCATTAGCCCTGGCCCCGGATAATTTGTCACTCAATTCTATATTTTCCAAAACTGACTTGGAATTTGAGTCTGCCATTTTTTTATTTATTGCTTCAGTTTTTTCAAGTGATTTCTTTTTAATTTCGTTTAACTTTAGCATTGACCTGGCTGGAGCTGAAGTTGCGGCTATAATAGAATCAGAAAGTGCCTTATTTTGCTGGGCCAGACTATTAAGATTAAGTTGATTTTTAGCAGACTCACTTACTCCGATTACCGAATCAATAAATTTCTTGGTCTTGGCAGATACATTTTTAAGCATTTTTACGTATGATGATTCATCACCAATAAAATTTATCTTTACATTAGTTTCATCTGCCACTAAAATTACCTCATTGTTTTTCCGAAACCACTACTCTTTCCTGAACTATACTTGATTTTATTTATTGCCGTTATATTTTCTGATACGACATAAAATCTATTTATTGGCCAGTGCATTATATCTTCAATGCTATTATTTGTTTCCATGCTTACATAAACTATTGCTTGGCTTATATTTTCCTGGAAGTCATCAGCCTCTGCTTCCTCCAGGAACTTTCTTCTAAGTTTTTCCAATTTTGCTTCTTTGCTTAACTCTCTGTCTTCTCTATCGCTTTTTTTTTAATCTGCTCTATTTTTTCCCTGGATGAAAATCCATAAATTATGGCTATCTCTTCCATGAGGCTGGCATAATTTCCAGCTATGAATTTTCTCAGATCTTCATCTTCGGCTGTCGGATACGAGCGCTTGAGCATTCCAATCATTATCTTTGTCATGCGCTTGCCTTCTTCTTCTGGTTTTTCACCGCGTATTGACATGAAAAGCTCGGCATCCTCAACTTCGGGAATTATTGAAAGTCTCTGCCCATTAATATTAAGTTTTTCCCCAAGATCTATACGCTTATCTTTCAATCCCTTAAATGGATTTTCAACTGTCACTTATCCTCACCATCCTCATTTTCTTCTTCACCAAGGACATTAATTTCTTCCTTGCTTTCCTTAACTGGTTTCTTTAGTTTTGCCTTAATTTCCTCAAGCTCTATCCTAAGGTCAAGGATCTGCTTTGACATTTCAAGATACATTTCTATATTCTTGGATGCGAGATGGTCATTCCACATCTTCATCCATCGGCAATCGCCGAACCTTTCCTTGCAGTCCGAATCCCATTCGGTAAATAGGCGCATAGGAAATGCATTAGCCATTATTTTTACTGTGACATTTGGCTTCTCTTCTTCCCCACCAATGTCTTCCTTTTTTTCTTCACACTTTTTTTGCAAATTGATACCCCCATTTCACCATTTCTTAGGCACCATTGGCCTAAAATAAAATTTATCGCTTATTCCCTGCTCATCGCATTTTCTAGCTTTTTTAAAATCCTCAACATCCTGAGATCTTAGTCTTTCCCAATCACTAGGGCGGTGATCGCCCATTATGTTAGTATCTAAAAATACTTCATAACCGGCATCTCTTACATCTTCCCAAAATATTGAATCCTGCAAGAATCCGGCATGCCTAAATATTGTATCTTCCAGGACATTATGGCTAAGAAGAACCATGCCAGTAGGAAATCCCCCATCCCATTGTATTAGGCCCTTATTTATTTCCTCATCTTTGATCCACTTTGCCCGGAAACGTCCATTAACCAGATCCTTGCGCCGATGCCAGCAGCAATTTACCATGCCAAGTTCGCCCATATCCAGTTTATATATGCAGGATACTACATCTTTTTTATGGAAAATTAACTTATTTATTAAATCTGGCTCGATTAGGATATCTTGGTCCAAGATTAATAGATAATCATAATTTCCGCGCAATGCTTCTTCTCTCAGCATATTGTGCGATGTGACCATCCTTCCTCTAAAATCTGAGCACCATACATCTTTTTCTATCTTGGCTTTAAGATTTATTTTCTTTAAAGCTTCCGCTATTCTTTTTGAATAACTATCTGTTCTTGAATTATCGCAAAGGTAAATATCTAAAGGCTCGTAGTCAAGCTGTTTAAGATGAGCAAGGAATTCATCAAGGATGTATCCCTTGCTCTCATGCACAGCCGAACCAATTAAAACCCTAGGTTTACCTGGTTCTATATTCGACATAGTAGTCTAACGGAGCGCAAACCGCCTCAAAGTCTTGCTGCCAATGACCATCAGCAGAATCAATTCTCCTATCCCCCGTCTTAGTAAAGATCGCATTATCCAATGCAATATTAACTTCGGATGTTCCATCAATAAGCTGCACAACAATTACGACTTCCGGCCTGTCAATTGAGCCTATTGCCCACCTGACATAGTCTTCAGTTGTTCCAACACTTACTGCTTTTGAAACTGCCATGAAGAATGCCTCAAGGACAGTGTCTTCGTCATGCACGAGTGTTCCTGATATTGTCGCCAAGCCAAATGGCTTCTCATCAAATTCCGAACATTGTGTGTACTTTGTAGTGTCTATGTTAGTTGACTGCACACCCAACAGATTTATTGTGTCTGCTCCACCTTCCGGCTCCGCAATTGTCACGTTCTCAGCCTTGCACTCAATCTGTGTTGGTGTAGTGGCAAGATCATACAAAGACGTTCCGGTCTGTGTTATATCAAATGTACTGGCAAGCGCGATCCTTATTTTCGTGTGCCTAGCTTTCCAAACTTTAACCATTTATAATACCTCCAGTATTTGTTTGTTTGATCACTTCTGGTTTCTTATCTATTACAATTGGTTTTGCCACTTCAACAGTGCCAACCTCAATCTTTTTTCTCACATCTTTTTTTTCTGGAGTCCTATACCATTCGCTTTTTAGGGCAAATCTATGAGGGCACCTAACACCATCAAGCGATTCGAGTTGTATCTCATCGCCCCTCTTAAAAAGGGTCTTTCCCATTACAACTATCTTTTTTCCACCCTTATACACGTATGTTTGTAACATTCTATTCTACCCCCACTAATTTTTAGCAACAAATTTTTTACCTTTCATTCTAACTTGTTTATTTTCTTTATCCTCTCTTACCTTTTCATCTATTAATTCTCTTGCCCTCTGTATCCCGAATTGCAACCAAAACGTAGGATGCCTTGTTATATACGCGGGCCTATTTCTTTTATCCGGCCATTTCTCAACCGCCCAATCATGCAATTTTTTCATATCTTTGTTTGATGTAACAAATGTTGGAACCCTATATGGCCCTCTTTTGATTTCATCCTGAAATCTTGCATAATATGGAAGTGTCCAAGTTGATTTTTTTATTTCATTTTCTTTACTATCGGTGTGCGGAGCCTGAACCGCTTTATATAAATCTCTACTATAAATTAATGGATGCCCAGTTTTATTTGAAATTTCCAATGATTCAGCCAAAGCCTGCGACATAATATTTCTGTAATCACCATACTTTTTTTCACTAACTCCGTAATATCTTGTTATTTCTTTGTCTAATTCATTCCTAAACATCAATACGTTTTTGGTGCTTATGTGCATCTTTATTTTTACATCAATTCTTGGTTTGCGCCATACTGGCTTAAATCTTGCTAGTGACTCTAGTCTACTTATATCGGATCGGTTTATACTATCCCCTCTACTTTAAATTCCAATCTAAATGACCTAGAATATACTGTAAATTTAGATCTCTCATAACTACTAACCACACAAGACACAGTAAAATTCTCCAAGTTATCGGATCCCAAGGAAGATTTATTATTATTTAGTGTTTTTATTAGTTGATCGGATAGGGTATCTACCTCACTCTTATTTGTACTATAAATAAACACATATAAATATGGCCTTGCTGTTTTTTGGCATAATGAGATATTTCCCATGTCGCCAAGATCGACCATTGATATTACAATTCTTGGATAATCATCTTTAGTCTCTACTTCTTCCTCGGGCATAGTGGTCCAAATCCACTTGCTTCGCAGTGCGATCTTGGGGTCTACTATATTGTCATTTACTAGGTCAAATATGCACCTAAATGTATTGCTAAATAGGTTTGTTACGGATGTTGCAGACCCTACTCTTGCAGTTCCTACTGATGTTTTTGTTTTCGCTACCATCATGGCACCCATTAGACCGTTCAACGGCTTGCTATAAGGAAGCCTCAGGCTATCCTTTAACTAATATAATTATGAACCTTCTTATTTAAATAGCTTCGCATAAAGAATGGTTATTTTGGTTATAATTAGGCTATATATGTAACCCAATAGGCACTAACATGCCAGGAAATAGAACAAGGTAAAGAAAACAGCATACGATACACTGTTTTTTGATGTATTTTCTATAAGACTTCAATAAAAACATATCATATCACAATCCAAGTTATCATCTTTCCTAGTATTTCCTAGCCTGTATTTCGTAGTGTCCATCGTTAGTTATTGTGTTGTATATTCTATAATACGAGCTACCATACTTTATTTCATTTTCATTTTTAAGGTAGGCAATATTATCTGCCGCTTCATCAAAGAAGCAGATTATATCGCCTATCTGTACAAGACCCTCATTAACCATTTCTTCAGATCCGTCAACAACTTGAACAACAGCCTTACTCTGATACTCAGTTCTAGTGCTTGTAGCATCCCCATAGTCGGTTGAATATGCTTTGCTGACGCTAACAATATAGACTGTTGTTCCAAGTTGGTCCACAATGGAACTTATCTCAAATTCAGACATAGTTCACCCCCACCTTGCCCATGACTGGCCTGTATTTTATTTGGTGAATTATCCCAAGATACTTATTCCTATACAAGTCAAATGCCTCGCTCTGCTGCATAACTGATACCTTGCCAACTCTAAATTTTTTTATCTTGCTTGCATCTATTTTGGTATAACTAAGTGCGGCTGTGAGATATATGCAGGCTAATCTAACGAGCATGTGCGGCGGTTCAGTCAAAAGTGGCGAAGAGTAGTAGGTTATATACGAAGTTTCAGACAGTGGGAATGCCGTGGCTAATACAAACTTTCCCCTCTCAACACTGCCTATTGAGCTAATTGAATACTCTGTCCTAACCCCAGTAGAGTTTATTGAATAGGCATATATGTCACTAATCGTCACTGATCCATCATTATCCTTATCCCCAATTGGGTAGTTTTCGGTATAGAACGTTGTATTAACTCCATCTATATCATTTTCTCTTTCAGGAGAAATATACCTAACCCTCTCGTCTTCGTGTTTAACTAGTATATCAGCATTAAGCTGAGCCATGGCATACTTTATCAGGGTGAATATCTTCGAGTCACTTATTTGAGTGCTTGTCAGTCCGGTTAAATCCCTAACATCCCCTATTGTGCAATAGCCATAAAATGTTCCGCCTTGTAATTCCTCAGAGTAATTTGACCATTTTATTGCAGTACTGTTATAAAATCTTATCTTATACCAATTTGTTGTCTCCCCATCTATGTCAAAATACTCATTATCGGCAATCAGCTGGTTGGTTATTTCTGCATACGTTCCGCCCTGGCTAGTGGCCCGGTAGATGTACGTTTTGTCATACGACACATCTGTATCTGTTGGTATTGCCCATCTTAAATATTGCCCCATTTTAATCCTCCCTTTTTTATTTTATTTAAGGCGATTGCACAATATATTGAACAACCGTCTTGTTTTTAAACTCTTATCATTTCACCTTAGAACGATTTCATCTCATTTATTACTGGTATGGCTTTTCCATCTTCAATTTCTGGGATAATTTCATCCCCAGAAAACAATTCTGGAGTAATTGATTTTACTTCACTAATCCATACAATTGGTGGGTAAGTACTTGATGTTGTTGATGATGATGTTGAGCTACTAGACGTAGTTGATGAGGACGAAGTAGTACTTGACGATGTACTAGTGCTGCTAGAAGTTGTTGACAATGATGAAGTAGTATTTGATGACGTACTGCTACTTGAAGAAGTTGTAGAACTCGAAGTAGATGTTGATGAAGAAGTAGTGCTACTGGAGGTCGTAGAAGTCGAAGATGATGTGCTAGAGGATGTTGTGCTACTCGACGTTGAAGTACTTGATGATGTGGTAGTAGATAATGTGCTACTAGTGCTGCTCGTCGTACTAATTGTTGAAGATGTGCTAGACGAAGTTGACGAGGAACTCGAAGTGGAACTCGATGATGTTGATGTCGAAGATGAAGTGCTGCTACTAGTTGTTGTTGATAGCGTAGAAGAGGTTGAGGACGTGGTTGATATCGTTGATGAAGTTGATGACGTAGTTGATATAGTGCTACTTGTCGATGAGGTAGTTGAAAGTGTTGACGAGGTTGATGATGAAGTGCTCGATGTTGTCGAGGAAGTAGATGTTGTTGATGTTGAACTTGTAGTTGTTGACAATGTGCTTGAAGTACTAGATGTCGTTGACAGTGTTGATGATGTACTGCTCGTAGTTGAGATTGTACTAGACGTGCTAGATGTTGTTGTTGACGAAGAGGAAGTTGTTGTACTAGAACTTGTCGTAGTGCTCAAAGTGCTCGATGTCGACGATGTTGTCGATATAGTACTTGATGTTGTCGAAGAGCTCGTTGAACTACTTGTAGTTGTTGAAAGTGTAGAACTTGTGGAAGATGTGGTACTGATAGTACTTGATGTAGACGAACTTGTCGATGATGAAGTTGATGTGGTGCTAATTGTGGATGAAGTACTTGAAGTCGTGGAAAGTGTAGATGATGTACTTGATGAACTACTACTTGTAGAACTCGATGTCGTAGTGCTACTACTCGTAGTCGAAATAGTGGATGACGTGGAAGAGGTAGTAGATAATGTTGATGATGTGCTCGAAGATGTTGAAGTTGAAGAAGTTGTACTTGTCGAAGTTGTGGTACTGCTAGTAGTGGTTGATAGCGTTGACGAGGTACTTGAAGTTGTACTTATCGTTGAAGATGTACTACTTGAAGTCGAAGTTGAACTTGATGTAGTGCTAATTGTAGACGATGTACTGGAAGTGGTCGAAATTGTTGAAGATGTTGATGAACTTGAAGAAGTTGTTGAGCTTGATGTTGTAGAGATAGTGCTACTTGTAGATGATGAAGTTGAAGTTGAACTGCTACTGGTGCTAGTGCTACTCGTTGTGGTTGAAATAGTTGAAGAAGTGCTAGATGTTGTTGACAAAGTAGATGATGTTGATGACGAAGTACTTGAAGACGAAGTGCTTGTAGAAGAAGAAGTAGTTGAAGAAGTTGTTGTACTTACTGTTGAGCTTGTACTTGAAGTAGTCGATAGGGTTGATGAAGTGCTTGACGAGGTACTACTCGAAGAACTTGTGCTACTTGAAGTGCTTGTTGATGATGTAGTAGTGCTTAAGGTAGAAGAAGTACTAGAAGTTGTTGAAAGTGTAGAAGATGTGCTACTTGAAGTAGTGCTAGACGAACTTGTGCTACTTGAAGTTGAAGAAGAACTTGTTGAAGTGCTAGTGGAAGTTGATGTGCTAGTAGATGAGGTAGTTGTGCTAATTGTTGAAGAAGTGCTAGATGTTGTGCTAATAGTTGATGAAGTTGAAGAAGATGTACTACTGGAACTTGAAGTGCTTGACGAAGTTGAAGTGCTGCTAGTCGTAGTAGAGATAGTACTGGAAGTTGAACTTGTAGTGCTCAAAGTGCTACTTGTAGAACTAGAACTACTACTACTTGTTGATGTAGAAGAACTTGTACTTGTACTTGAAGTCGTAGTTGATAGTGTAGATGAAGTAGAACTTGTTGTGCTAATAGTTGAAGAGGTTGATGAAGTTGTTGATATTGTTGAAGATGTACTCGAAGTAGTTGATAATGTTGAAGAAGTCGAAAGTGTTGAAGAGGTTGAAGATGATGTGGTTGTAGTGGTAGTAGTGGTTGTAGACGAAGTGGTTGTTGTGGTGATTATATTGAATGCCACATTCCAATAGTCTGTGTCAATACAGGCAGTTATATATGTATCATATTGGGAACTGTCGTAAAGACCGTAATCGTACAACGCACTATTTACCATACTTTCACATCAACCTTCATTTACGGTGTTGTTAGATAACCTCTCATTACAACTGTTGAATTGCCAACTGCCGAAGCAACACCTGTTACTTTTATGTCTGTTTTTTGCGGGAGTTTTGCATAAACTGGCAAAAGCAACGATGCTGAATTGTTAGAACAAACAGTCTCGATGTATGACCAAAATATATTATTCATCAAAAAACCCGTCTGGTCAACCAAATTAGCCTTTACCCACAATCTTGCATATTCCGATTTGGTTGCTGCAGAAACACCATAACTCATATGTGTACTAATCACATAAAGTGTTTTTCCTAAAGGCACAGTGTACATGGCGTTTCTTGCTCTTGTATATCCTGCAGTTATATAAGAATAAACTGTAGCAGTTGGAGTCTGTGCTTTCAAAGATAGTGCGCCCACCGCAGCATTTGTTGAACCTGCGGCTATTACCCTGAAAGAATTTATTCTCAAAGGCGAACCTGTCAAATTTACTTCTGCTGCTCCATTGGTTACAACAATTTCTTCTTTAGCAGCATAAGTTGAATCAAGATAGCCAATTTTTACTGCTTGTGCTCCAGTCGAAGCACTTTTATCTATCACAGTATAAGCCCTACCATTTGCATTTCCACCAGAACTAAAACCACTAGCAACATCTAATTGGTTTGTTCCTGTTAGTCCTGTAACATAACCCCATTCTGGAGTTGTTCCTGCTTTGTCCAAAATAACACAATCTCCAATTGCTGCTGTTGTAGGTGTTGTAAAATCTTTAGTTGTGTCTTTTAGTGCTGTGGCTGAACCACCGTTATCTGTTCCTGCATATGTGGTTGAAAAAGTGTCTGTTCCGTCATCGTTTGCACCACCAATTACTGCCATTGCTGTTGCTGCAGTTGGAAACACATACAAGCCACCAGCACTCCAAATATCACTTTGTGTGGTGGCACTTGTCGTTCCAATAGCAGGAGAATATCCCATTTTAGACCAAGGAACAACATTGCTGTATCCACCTGATGCAATATTCTCTAAAAAATCCTTCCCGAAATAGCTCATTCTATCATCCCCTTTATACTATCACCCATTTATTTGCAACATAATCGACCACTTCAATGCATTGCCACTGGGCAACTGTTTGATTTGCCAATCCATCAATTGTGTCATTGCTATTTCCATCAACTGTTATTACCCCAGTATTAATATTCTTTATGGCAAATCTTTTACCAGTTCCACTGGCAACCGGAAGAGTTACGGTGAATGCGATTGAAGAATTACAAATAATCAAATCATCAGTAACTAAAGCAACATAAGTGCTTGTTTGTACTGTCTTTGCATAGTTATATCCGGCCCCGGTAATTGATTGTGCCGATACAACTGATAATGTGTTTATTCCATGTGTTCCCTGCGCTATGTAGTCATTAATATCATTCTGCCTTTCAGATGTAATAACTGCCCCAGGTATAACATCAACTAAATCGCCCATTTATATCTACCCCCCATTATTGTTTCGCCTCTTGATATATTCTACAGCTAACTACATTGCTCCCTGAATAATAATCAGAGAGATTGGCTGAAATAAATCCTTGCAAATAAAAGTAAGTATCTGCTGTTGTTGTATTATCACTATCAATGGTTTCCCACAAACCACTAGTGCGGTTAAATATTTGTAAATAAATCGTGCTTATTGTTGGTGCCAAATTGGTTTTACCATACCATACTGGTGTAATGCTGTCAGTGCTATTGTTGTTGGTATTTTTGAACAAAAACAAACTATATTCTTGCGCTGTTCCTTCTGTCGCACACTGCGTTATATAAATTCCATCAATAATAGCAACATCATCATAATCATTCATTATGAAAGTGTGCTCTAAATTTGCATCATCTGCGGGTGGTGTTGCTTCATCGCCTTTGCTATATTCTTTTCCTGGAGGCAAGGTTATTGTAGTGCTTGAAGTTGTACTGCTACTCGATGTTGAAGTCGAAGTGCTTGAACTTGAAGTTGTACTTAAAGTGCTCAATGTTGAACTGGTGCTAGAAGTTGTTGAAAGCGTTGACGAGGTACTGCTTGAAGACGAGGTGGTGCTGGAAGAACTTGTGGAAGTTGAAGTTGAGGTAGAGGAAGTGGTTGTTGACAAAGTACTCGATGTGCTACTAGTGGTTGAAATTGTTGAAGAAGTACTTGATGATGTACTTGAAGATGATGAAGTGCTTGAAGAAGAACTTGTGCTTGTACTTGTTGAAGTGCTGCTTGTAGTGGTAGACAAAGTACTCGATGTACTGCTGGTCGTACTAATTGTCGATGAAGTCGAAGAAGTGGTTGATGAAGAACTCGAAGTGGAACTGGAAGTTGTTGAAGATGATGTTGAGGTTGACGAACTTGTTGTAGTTGATAAGGTTGAACTTGTTGACGAAGTGGTAGAAATAGTAGAGGAGGTAGAACTTGATGTCGAACTACTACTAGTGCTTGAACTCGATGTTGTACTTGACGATGTGCTTGTACTACTACTTGTCGTAGTGGATAAAGTGGATGATGTTGATGAAGTGGTGGAAATTGTACTTGATGTAGAACTTGAACTACTTGTGCTCGATGACGAAGTTGAAGATGTTGATGTGGATGTAGATGTACTTGTACTGCTTGTAGTTGTACTCAAAGTTGATGATGTAGAACTGGTAGTACTTATTGTAGAAGAAGTACTAGAAGAAGATGAAGATGTTGTTGAACTTGAACTTGAACTGCTGGTAGATGTCGAACTGCTAGTAGAAGATGTTGTGGTGCTCACTGTTGAAGAGGTTGATGATGTTGTAGAAAGTGTCGAAGATGTTGAACTCGAAGTCGAACTGCTACTTGAAGTTGAACTTGAAGAAGTACTTGATGTTGTAGAGGTACTACTACTAGTTGTGGTTGAAATGGTACTTGAAGTCGATGAGGTCGTAGAAATGGTACTGGAAGTAGAACTTGAAGTACTAGTGCTTGATGACGTGCTAGATGAAGACGAAGTTGATGAGGATGAGGTTGTACTGCTCGTGGTCGTTGATAATGTGGAGGAGGTCGAACTAGTTGTACTTAAAGTAGAAGATGTACTTGAAGAGGTACTGCTGGAGGAAGAAGTTGAAGAGGAAGTGCTTGTTGAACTCGAAGTGCTACTACTACTTGTTGTCGTTGACAATGTAGAGGAAGTGGAAGAAGTGGTTGATATTGTACTTGAGGTACTGGATGACGTTGAAGAAGAACTTGAGGTTGTACTTGAACTTGTTGTTGAAGTAGAAGTTGAAGTACTTGATGTTGTAGTTGACAGTGTACTGGAAGTCGAACTTGTTGTCGATAGAGTAGATGAAGTACTAGAACTTGTGCTTGAAGAACTTGAGGTCGAAGAGGACGAAGTACTGCTGCTGGTCGTAGAAGTGGAAGAGGTTGTGGTTGACAAGGTGCTCGATGTACTGCTCGTGGTTGAGATTGTAGAGGAAGTGCTTGACGAAGTTGTTGAACTCGAACTTGTTGATGTTGAAGAGGTGGTTGTTGAGAGAGTGGAAGATGTTGAAGAGGTAGTGCTTATTGTTGAGGATGTAGATGATGTTGTTGAGATTGTACTAGAAGTTGAACTCGAAGAACTTGTTGTTGATGAAGAAGTTGTTGAACTTGTAGTGGTTGACAATGTTGATGATGTGCTAGATGTGGTGCTAATTGTAGAAGAAGTCGAAGATGTTGTTGATATTGTAGACGAAGTGCTAGATGAAGTTGAACTTGTTGTTGAGGAAGAGGTGCTACTTGATGTGGTTGAAGAACTTGTTGAACTTGAGGTTGTAGTAGATAGTGTACTTGATGTCGAACTAGTCGTTGATAATGTAGAAGAGGTACTTGAACTTGTGCTAGAAGTGGTTGTACTCGAAGTGCTTGAAGAACTACTGCTGCTAGTTGTAGAAGAAGAAGTTGTTGTTGATAGTGTGCTGGAAGTGCTACTAGTTGTTGAAATGGTGGAAGAAGTGCTCGATGAACTTGATGTAGATGACGAGGTCGTTGAAGACGAAGTGCTTGTGCTAGATGATGTTGTACTCGAAGTTGTTGTTGATAGGGTTGAACTGGTTGAAGAGGTTGTACTAATAGTGGAAGATGTGCTTGAAGAGGATGAAGAACTGCTGCTTGTGGAACTTGATGTTGTAGAACTAGAGGTTGAGGTGCTAGAACTTGTTGTGGTGCTCAAAGTAGAAGAAGTTGAAGATGTGGTACTAATTGTAGATGAAGTTGATGATGATGTTGATGTGCTTGAACTCGTACTAGTGGAACTACTGGTGGTTGAAAGAGTGCTGCTGGTTGTGGAAAGTGTTGAAGAAGTACTACTAGTTGTAGAGAGAGTTGAAGATGTACTCGAAGAAGTACTTGATGAAGACGATGTTGTTGATGTTGAAGTTGTAGTTGTTGAACTTGTAGAAGTTGTTGTGGTTGTTCCTTCTCCACAATAAGTTATTTCTGTATAAACTTCATAAATTACTGCTGTTGCTGTTGAAATGTGTTTATATCTTACCTTTAAATTATTCACATCAACAGGGCTAAATACACCAGTATATGTTTTGCTTACCCATCCTTTGGTGCCCGCAGTTGTTGGCAAATCTAACTTTGAATATGCTGTCCATTCACCGCCCACATAAATTGCAATATCTACTTCCGAACCATCAGCATCCTCACCATAACCATAAGTCCAAATTTTTATTTGACTCGCTGAATTTACCACCATTGTATCTTGAAACCCGAAAGTTTCAATTGTACCATTTACATTTGTTGAAATGTAATCATCTAAATTCGGAACATTGGGTTGCCTATAACCATCATCTATTGCAGGATAGTGCGGTGGTTGAGTTGTGGTGGTAGATGAAGAAGTTGAAGAGGAAGTGGTGGTGCTGGTTGAAGTGCTACTAGTGGTAGTTGATAAAGTGCTTGAAGTGCTGCTCGTGGTTGATAAAGTACTAGAAGTGCTACTTGTTGTTGAAAGAGTACTTGAAGTAGAGGAGGAAGTTGATGTCGAAGAGGAAGTGGTTGAAGTTGAAGTGGTGGATGATGAAGAAGTGGTTGTTGTAGTGGTGGTTTCCATTTGTGCTCCCATATACAACACTGCTGCTGCTGGTCCGCTATCTGGAGTTATTCCAACTGATAATACCGCACCAGAAGTTATTCTAAATGAATGTGTTGTATCATTTGCAGTTGTAGCGGCTCCAGAAATTGTGGCAACAACTTGAGAATCTCCAGTTCCATTTCTTAATGCTATTCCCCAAGAATTTCCTGCTCCTGGAGCGGCAGAAGCAGCCACATATAGGTTGCGTAGAGAGCATTGCTGTCCTAATTCTGCTACAAGACCTTCTGTTGCATTAGGAGTTCCAACACCACTTATAGCACTGTAGTTTGTTGCATTTGTTGCTGGAGAGCCAAGGTTTGAAAGAATAATGCTTTCTCCGCCACCTGCATTAAGGAATGTCAATCCCCAGTGGGCATATCTTGCAGTTGGTGTACTATTTGGAACCTCCCTCAAACAAACAAGGTCTCCTGGAACAACAGGAGCAGTATTAACCAAATCACTATTGGATGTTGCACCACTAGCTATAGCACAAGAAATAGCAGACGGATTGCCGTTTACCATTACAGCAAATGTATAAGTGTTTCCTGAACCTGGAGAGCCACTCAAGCGAGTGTATAGGGTTTGTAGCGTTCCTGTTTGAGGAATTACTTGGTAAGCATTGCCGATTGTTGTTGCCCACACTTGCCCAGCAGACAATAAATCATACTGTGTTACTGTATTATTCATGTTTCCTGAAAAACCACCAAAAATATTGCTTACATCATTTGCATCAGGAACAAATTCCATTGTCCAAATTGCAGTGCTTGAGGCAGGTGTATTGGCTGGTGTGCAAACAATAGCAACTCTTTGTCCCGCTGCAACGGCTACTGTATTCACCAAATCTGTACCAGAAGTAGCGGCAGTTGAAATGGTTGTGGTTAATGCTTTTGTGGACCCTTCTTGGTATAAAGCAAAAGTATAACTTTTTGCAGGGGCACCAGCACCAGGAGCTACAGACAAAACAACTCTCAAATTTTTAAATGTGCCCGCTGATGAAACATATTGGTAAACTTGCGCAACAGTAGCTGTCCAAGCCATTTCTCCTCCAGTAATGGCATTGTATCTTGCCGCAGAGGTACTCATAGCGGAATTATTAGAACCACCAAACAAGATTTGTTTTGCTTTACCCATATGTCACACCCCAATTATTTGGTGCTTCATCACTATTCGGGTCTAAATATAATATGTGAGGTGGGCAAGTTGTTGTGGTTGTGCTGCTAGTTGTTGAAGATGTTGAAGTGCTGGTTGAAGAGGTGCTTGAAGTGGTACTACTAGAAGAACTTGAAGAACTCGTACTAGTTGAAGATGAAGTTGTAGAGGTACTTGTTGAAGTTGAAGAGGTTGTTGTACTTAGTGTTGATGAGGTTGAAGATGTCGTTGATATTGTACTGGATGTAGAGGAACTCGTGCTGCTCGAAGTTGAGGTTGAAGAAGAACTTGTTGAAGTGCTAGTTGAAGTACTTGTTGAACTTGTTGATGTACTTAAAGTTGAGGATGTGGAAGAGGTAGTTGACAGAGTAGAAGAGGTAGAAGAGGTTGAAGATGATGTTGTTGAAGTTGATGTAGAGGAAGAAGTTGAAGAACTACTGGTTGATGTTGAGGTTGATGTGGATGAAGTAGTAGTGCTTAAAGTAGAGGAAGTGGATGATGTTGTGCTAATTGTTGAAGAGGTAGAAGATGAAGTTGAAGTGCTTGAACTTGTACTGGTAGAACTACTTGTTGTTGATGTGCTAGTTGAAGTTGAAGAAGTGGTGGTACTTAAAGTTGAAGATGTAGAGGAAGTTGTAGATAGAGTGGATGAAGTTGAAGAGGTTGAAGAAGTAGTAGATAGAGTTGAGGAGGTAGAAGAAGAAGTGGAAGTGCTTGTTGAAGTTGAAGAAGAGGTTGTTGTGGTGCTTGTAGAGGTCGAAGTGGTAGTTGTTGTTGCCGCTGGTCCTTCTAACTTGTAAATTAAATCTGCCATTAATCGTCACTCACCCAAATACAATTACTTGCATCCAAAGCCAATCCTTGCGGGTTAGAAGAAGGCGAAGCATAACTTGAAACCACTGTTCCTGTGGTGGTCAATTTATAGATTTTATCAGCAGTAGAATCAGCCACCCAAATGCATCCAGTACTGTCAATTCCCAGTCCTGTCGGATTGCTTGCCGTGGCACTATAATCTACATTGTCCCAATATTGGGCTGTTGTAGTGCCAGCTCTTAACTTTATCCTATAAATATTATTGCTTGAGATTGTTTGGTTTAAAGCAGAGCCGAGTAAAGAGCTATTCACATCATAGTAATACATTGAAACTTTATTGTTTACCCAATCAAAAACAAATTTTACACCATACCAATTATTATTAGTAAAACTTCCTAAATCAGACCAGTAATCTGTTCCATCAATTCTTATCCTTAATTGAACTCCATTTGCACCATGAAACCAAGCAACTACCATATTATTAGACCAACCATCACTGTCATCCTGTTGCAAACCAACCATACTGTACGTGTTACTTACAACATTCGGTCTAAGCCAAGAAAAATATTGAGAACCTTTTTCACCTGTTACACCATTAGGTTTGACGTAAATCCATCCTTCAGCAGTACAATTCAAAGCATAAGTTCCTGCATATTTAACAACCGATTGCACTGCATATGTTCCTGCCTCTACAGTCCATACTGGATTTGTGGTATAATTCCCATCTTCAAAACCATCCCACAAAGTGGTGGTGGGTGTGGCAAAACTGGAAACAACCGTTCCATCTGTTTGAGTTTTGTAAACCTTGTCTGCCGTATAATCTGCACTCCAAATGCAACCACTTGCATCAAATCCTAATCCTGCTGGGCTTGTTGAAGGCGAAGCGAAACTGGAAAGAATAATATCAAGTGCAGTTACTTTGTAAATTTTTTGCAACGCTTGGTCGCAATTCCAAATGCATCCGCTCGAATCAAATGCGATGCCTACTGGAAATCCTGAAGGCGAAGCAAAACTTGAAAGTATGGTTCCATTGTTTTGAAGTTTATAAACTGTGCCTATGTTAAGGTCACCATTCCAGATACATCCGCTTGAATCGATGGCGAGAGCATATGGGTTGTTCGAAGGACTTGAAAAACTGGAAAGAATTGTCCCATCATTTTGCATTTTATAAATTTTTGTTGTTCCCGAATCGCTATTCCAAATACAACCACTCAAATCTATTGCAAGACCAAATGGGTCATCTGCTGGACTTGCAAAACTTGAAACTACTGTGCCATCTGTTTGCAATTTATAAATTTTATTCTGCCCAATATCACCATTCCATAAGCATCCAGAAGAATCTACTGCAATGCTGCGTGGATTACTTGAAGGAGATGCAAAACTGCTAACAACAGTTCCATCTGTTTGAAGTTTGTAAATTTTGTCTGTACTATAACTACAAACCCACAGACACCCACTTGAATCTATTGCAAGACCAGATGCTGAAATTGCAGGTGTTGCAATACTTGAAATAATTGTTCCTGGATTAACAGCAGGAGGATTGTTTGTTTTGTAAACCTTGTCTGTTCCTGAATCTGTTGTCCACAAGCACCCCGATGAATCGAATGCAATGCCTTCAGGCAAAGAAGACGGGGAAGCGAAACTGCTGACAATTGTTCCTGTACTTGTGCATTTGTATATTTTATCTGTTCCTGCGTCTGTATTCCAAATACATCCAGAGGAATCTATTGCCACGCCTCTCGGAGAACTCGAAGGACTCGCAAACGATGACAAAATATCTCCAGTAGCCATTACATCACCTTTTCAACACACCCCAACAAGGTTGGAAGTTTAATTGTTGCTTTTTCAGATTGTACCAGTTTTTCATTCTTTATGGTTTTCAAATTTTCAACCTCAAACATTTCAACATATTCTAAAATTAAAGGTTCGCTCCCCACAATTTCAAGCAATTTCTTAAACTTTAAAACATCAAATCTCTGCATATGCTCTCTTTCCACATCATTGCCAAAACAATCATTTGGAACAGAAAACAAAGCATAACCGCCATTTTTCAAAATGCGCTTTGTTTCCAGCATCAATTCTTCTGGATGGTTTATGTGTTCGAGCAATTCACAACACACCACTACATCAAAGTCTTCGCTTTCCAAAGGAATTGGCGGAATGCTTGCAACCTTGCCTGCAATGCCTTGCCCATTCAATATATTCACTGCACTTTGACTAATGTCTATGCCATAACAAGTGTTGTAATTGCGCTTGAGTTTTTTTAGCAAAACACCAACACCAGAACCTAAATCTGCAATTCTTTTACCTGTGCCACAAAACAATTCAATGGCGTTATAGGTTATGGGATATTGCCGCCAAGTATTAATTCCACCTTCAACTGTCCAAATTTTATCCCAGTATTCTTTGGTGTTGATATTGCGGAGAGGCATAAAATTATCCATCAAGCCACCTCCTGCAATCTCTTCATTCTTGTTTGAATATGTTTAGACCAATCAAAGTGTTTCCTGACACTTTCCTTTGCTTTTTCTCCTATTGCTTTGCGCTTTTCTGGACTCATTTCAAAGACCTTGCGCATCAATTCCTGTAAGTGTTGTTGGTCTGGCTCCACCCACAATTGCCCAACATCTCCAAATTCGTTGTGATAAAACCACAGCCAATCGCATTTCTTTTTCACTTGTTCTGGTTCACTGTGTTTTAAAGGAAAGGAATTTGTTTCATCTATAAATTCTGCTGGTCCACCCCAATTTGTTGTAATTGTCGGAAGACCTGTGCCCATTGCTTCGGCTTGAAATCTACCAACACCTTCGGCTCTGTGCGGCAATACTGCGCAATCGCAAGCACCATACAAGTCAAACATGTCCTGATAGCCGAATGGTCTTGTATCAATGCCGATTTCAGGCGGGTCTGGAATACGCATTTCACCAATTAAATCCTTTACGGCTTGCCCAACAGTCATATCATTTAATGCGGCTTGCTGGTTCAAGGTTGTTTTAATGAACAACCTAACATTTTCATTTTGATGGAATTCTTCAATAAAGGCTTTTAATAACACATCCCAGCCTTTCATGTTTGCCCACCTTGAAGCGCACACAAAATTAAACTTGTCATCATTCAATTTAGGCACTAAAGTGTTAGGTTGTGGTTCCCAAAACTCTATACCGTAAGGAATTACTTGCAATTTGTCTTCATATTTCATTCTTGGATTAGCCAAGAAAGCGGTTTTGTTCCATTCATTTGGAATCCATATTTCATCACAATAATCATCCAAGTCAAGCCATGCTTCAGGAATGCTTAAAGGATTAAAACAAGTTTCAGCAATCTTGTATTTTGAATCTTTAGGCAATCCTCTTGCCATGTCAAGACCGCCAATGCTCAAAGCAATATCTTCATCGCCTTCAAAGTCTTTAATCATCAAATATGAGTCTTTATCTGAATCCCTCATCGAAACCACATCATTCAGCAAGCCTTTAGTCCTATGCCTCAAATCTCTTATTTCTTTCAATAAATATCCCTTGTTTATCCTGCCAGTTTGCATTAATTCTTGTTCCATTGCCTTGTCAGGAAAACCATAAATTCCCATTGCTGCCGATGGTCTGAATGGCATTCCCCATTGATGGGTGTAAACTGCCAATTGCACTTTATCCTTGTATGGCAATAAGTGTTTGACAAATTCTCTTCCGACTGTTCCATGACCGCTTGGTCCTGTGTCTGTCCAAATCCAGAGTTTTACCATTTTAATTCCTCCATTTAGCCTTGTATGGCTTCACCTTTTCTCATAGTGATTACAATCCTATTCCCTGAAATTTCAGCTAACAATTTCAAGTTTTTCCGTTCAATCGTTGTCTGTAAGCCCAAACAATAAACTTTTTGAATTTGGCGTTCTGCTCCCACCACGCCAGACATTTTAATGTAATAAATTAACCTGTAAGGAACTTTAAAACTGGAAAAGCCGTTGAATTTGACTTCGTTTCCAGCAAGAAAGAGTGTTCCTTTCTCTAAATCCACACCAATATCGATGAGAGAGCCTAAAAGAAAAAAGGCTTTTAGGTTTTGCTTGTCTATATTTTCGTAAAGAATTTCTTGAGTGTTCTCTAATTGCTCAAGCACCTCTCCGCTTTTATAGACGGCTCTCCAATAAATTGATTTATCAACTTCTTCCATTTTTCCACACTCAAACCCCAATTGAAATTTTGTTCTAAACATTTATCATGCATACTTTGCCACAATGATTCATCGTTACAAACCCTAACAACCATTTCAACAAACTTATCTTGCCACTCTTTGCTTTTAGCTGAACCTTTAATTATAATTCCGCATCCTTCGTGCACAGTCTCCTTTAATGCTCCTAAATCATTACATATAACTGGAGTTCCAGCTGATTGTGCTTCTTCGACGCTGATACAATTTGTTTCGGCATAAATCGAAGGATACAACAATAATTCACTTTCCATTGCTATTTTGGCCAGATCTTTTTGCTTAATGCTTCCAACATACATTACCCCGTCTGTATTTCTGCATTTATCATACAATGGTTCATACTTTTTATCTGATAAAACATCATTATATACTAACATACTGCTGCAAACTTTTAATGTTGCATCCGGAACCCTTTCCCTTATTTTTGGAAATAGGTCAATTAGGATATCCAAGCCCCTAAATGGAGTTGATGAATAATAAAACTGATGTTTCTTTTTTACAACCTTATCTTTATCAGAATATAAACTATTATCAACTCCATTTTCTATAACATATATCTTGTCTTCATCTAGTTGTGCGGGAAACCTATCAATAAGGGACTGACGATGGTCTTTGCTAACACAAACGATAGCATCAAATAATTTTGCGTTTTTTGGAAAGTCATGATCAAATTCTGAATACATTGGATGATCCTGCATCCATAATATTGATTTTTTTGGATTATATTTTTTATTAATAATTTCTATGTTATCAGATGTTTCCATTCTATAGAAGACCATCACATCTATTTTTGTATCATAAACTATATCCATAAATGGCAGGTCTAAATAAAGTACCCCATCATACATCCCTGGTCTCGGACACTGGCAAAATACTACAACGTTGTGATCATTTGCCAATCCCTTAAGTGTATGTATTATTGCAGTTTCGCTTCCGCCAATTGGCTTATCTTCAATTGAATTTCCGGTAAATGGTATTAATGATGAAGATATAAATACTAAATTTGGTTTTTTACCCTCTTCTAACTGTTTAACCATGCCCTGGTACTCAGGGGTATTCCTAAAACTATTCCCCCTTAATCTAACAACCTCACTCTGTATTGGGAACATTCTATTACTGCTTACCTCATAATGATCGCACATCAATCCCGAATCACAATATGGCTGGAAACCTAGTTTTTTGGCATTATAATAAAACCAGTGATCCTCTCCTATTGCTACATTGGCCGCGTGTTTTCCATCTTTATCTGCCTGTAAAAACCAATCCTGCTTAAAGTATGGAATTCCCTCATCATCAAATTTATTAAACACTTCCATGTCAATCCATAGACACCCGGCCCCACTTCCTTCGATCTCAAATATCTCATTTATAGGATAATCAAAATATGGCCCATCTCCCAATTTTTTAAATATTACTGGCTCCACACTTTCTGTTTTCTTATAATATATGCCACTTATTATCTTCATACCTCTATTTGCATTTACAAGCATTTTTTGTATTGCGGTATCGGGAATAAAAACGTCATCATCAACAAATAGAATCCATTTACTCCCCCTTCTAATAGCCTCATTAACACAATCATTTCTAAGATCGGCATAATTTTTACCATTCATTTCTGGATTGCCTATTGTAAATATCCAATTCCAATAAATTCCAGATGGAACAAACCTAGTTACTCTCTCTACCATGTGTTGCATCCAGGCGGAGGGAAGAACTCCGCGGGAAATGACGCATATTGAGAATCCCATTCCATTTTTTACATTTGTAGACGCATTTGTGTTTCTTGTATCTGATACTCTAAAGTTTTCCTTTTGGATAGCTAGTATTGAACTAGTGTATGGATTATTTTCGTTTGCAAGATAAGTCGAAGATAAAATTGATTTATTATCTTTTACTGTTCTTTTGTCAATTAAAAAATTATCGTAATTAGTCATATTATTTAGGTCCATAAACATCAAATTAATGGTAATTAGCAATAATATTTGCCACTAAACTACTTATTAAACCCTCCGGATTTGCGTCCATCTATTATTTTGCCAAGCGGGCTAGTAAATTAGTGGAAAAACTAAAGCATTATCGATAATAGTGAGTACTTTTAGCCCACTCAATTGTGCGCCTAAGGCCCTCTTCAAAGCCAAATTCTGGAGAATCTATTATATGCCTAGCCTTTGTTGTTCTTATATCTCCAATCCGATTATCGGCTTTAATTGGAGAAAAATTAGTACCATATAAATTAGTTATTTTATGGCACATGTCATTAACAGTAATACTTTGCCCATATCCTATATCGTACTGGCCAGTTTTGTCCTTATATTCGCCCTGCCCGTATTTAATTACCTCATTTATTACATCTCCAAGATAGGTAAAATCCCTTGCCTGCTTTCCGTCTCCATGAATTATCGGAGACTTACCATTTTCAAGTTCCCGGAGTGTACTTGGCACTATACAAGTATTACTTGGCTGCTTCTCTCCAAAAACATTAAAAAATCTAAGCGATACTGTATTCTTATATAGGGCAGTAAACTGCTCAGCTGCTCTCTTAGATATTCCATATGGGGATATGCATTGCTCCGCAGTTGATGACGAAATATTAACTATCCTGGTTTTACCATCGGCATACGCTTTTAGCAATTTGTGGGTTCCCAGTATATTATCCCTTATATACTTCTCAGGAAATTCAAAACTAAGTGGTACACATCTTTTGGCTGCAAGGTGATATACCACATCAAATTTTTTATCTGGCAATGTTTCAACGATATCGTATGGGTACAGATAACAATTTGGTTCTAATAGTTCCTTTTCTATGTTTTTTGCTAATCCCTCACTCATGTCATCCACAATTATTACATTATGTTTTTCTTTAACCAACTTTTTAACCAATCTACTTCCAATGAATCCGGCACCGCCAGTTACCAAAATATCCATATATCAACACCCCAAAGTTTAATTTTATGCTTGCATGTGGGCCCTATCCCACGATCCCCATTTTTTAAAATAATCCGATATTGAGATCTTTTGCTTAGTTTTTATAAACTCCCTATCTCCCTTACATTTTATCCTAACATCATCTGCTATTGCATGCACCTTATCTTTATTACTATGAGGTTTTAAACACCTTTCATCAACCAATTTTTGTAGCCATTCTTCATCGCCTACACAATAAGCAGCAATGAATTGATTGCGCATATGGTCATCATAATTCCAAGAATAACCTCTTTTAGTGTAGTCTCCTGAAAAATGATAAAGTGTTGCTTTCGGGTGAACCTTGATTGGATAACCGCACGTCCCGATTTTATACATCATGTAGTTTTCTCCGCCACCATAAATTCCCAATTCAGGATTCCATGCACCAATTTCATCAAACAATTTTTTCTCCACCATCATTCCGCAAGTGCTCATCACAGGAACTTGATAGGGTTCGGTTTGGCCTGTTGGTGCAATAGTAAAAACATAACCCATGTCGCTTTCTCTTGTCTTATAGTTTAACTTCCTGCTATCCAGCAAATAGCACACATTCATATTTAGTGTTCCTTCAATTGGTGTGTCAAGCATTCTCTTTATTGCGCCACTTTCAACGATGCAATGAGCATCAATAAACATCACTCTTTCTCCTTGCGCTTCTTTTATGCCAGCATTCTTGGCATTCCAGTGAGAGAGTTTGTCGTCAAACCTAATGTTTTTTAAAACTCCTTCTCTAACAAAGGGACTTTGCTGAAGTTTCCAAAACCCATAATCTGGAATAGTTTCTCCACCTTTAATGTCATGGGTCTGTTTACTTTGGTTTGCAACGGTAATTATTTCTGCATCCAGTCCACGGGTCTCTTCAATTAAATTCTGAACAGTAAATGCGATATTTGGATATTCATTAACATATGGTATTATTATACTTAACCTCTTCATTTAGCACCACCAATCCGTTCAAAAAATACTTTTACCTTATCCCTGTCACTTGGGGACCAATAGTGAACATCAAATCTTATTCTTCCATTGGCATTTAACAGATCATCGATCCGTTTAATATCTGCCCGTTTATCTGATGTTATTATCATTCCAAGTTCATCGCAAATCTTTTTCACCGATCCACCACTTTTTAACCATGGTGGAATAAAAACTTCCACCTTGCAATTGAATGTGTCCTCAACTTTTTTCTTGGCATAAGTTAGGTCTTTTCTAACCTGTTCTTCGGGCATCAGATCATATCTTACATGATTCAGCCCATGTAATTCTATCTCCCAATCTGGATGACTTTTAATATATTCTACAATTTCTGGATGAAGATCTATTCCCTCGGCGACAACCAATAAAATAACTCTCACGTTTTTTGCCAATTCAACTGGCTTCATTGCATCTTTAAATACTTCCAAGGCATCACGCTTTGCATTTTCCCTTTGTTGCTGCCTATTTAGCCCCCACTCCTGCAACACGTCATGAAAATAAAAAATATATTTATTAGTCATCTTACAGTATTTTTCTGAGTTCCACTTTCTAACTTTTATGCCTAAATTTTGTTCTATTCCTGAGCCATAATTTCCTTTCATCCTTTTAGAATGGAATTCAATATACAATTCTTTGACAATTTCCATTGTGCCATTTTCTATCATTTTGTTCAGCACATCATATTCTGCGCCTTCAATGTTCATTTTTAAAACAATATAGTCTTCTTCTGTAAAATTATCTAACAGCCATTGCGGGAAGTCAATGCATTCAACTTCCCTATAAACATTTTCATCGATGTTTGTTATTTTTTCTTTCATCAAACTCGAACCTTGTTTTTGCTTATCTTGCCCGATATATAATTTTTTAGTGCAGTTTTCTACCCATGCCGCTTTTGAAATAATATTAACATTTAATCCAGAATAGTATTTAAGCAGGTCTTCATTGCATTCGAAAGAATATATTTTAAATTCATTTGCATCTTTTCTTTCTTTCATGAATTTCCTAATAGAGCATCCACAATGACCGCCGCAATCAATAAATATTTTCCCGGGAAGAAACCTACTCCTGTCTACCCACTTTCCATTTATTAGCCTTTCGTGGAAATCGAAAGATTTCATATTATTTTTTCCTAAATGGAACGCCTTTATTTCCGAGCCACTAATAAATTTATATCCGGCCCTACTTACCCTTTTGGCATAATCCCTACCAGGCACGGAAAGTGTACTCCATTTTCCAAATTCATCTAACATTTTTTTCCTTACAATCCAACACGCACCACCATATCTTTGCCACAGCAAATACTTTCCCAATGTTCCAAGATACACCCTACGTTTGCGTTTTATTGCAGGCGTACCATACACTGGACAGCCAATTAGTTTTTCGTTTGGGTATGCTTCCAGTGCTTCAATGCTTTCCTTTAACCAGTCTTTTTTTGTTAGCATATCGTTGTCTAAGAAAACAATATAGTCTCCTGTTGCGACTTCCATGCCCTGGTTCCTGGCATGACCAATACCCATATTTTTTTCATTGGTTATAAGATTGTCTATTTTTATTATTTTTTGAGTTTTTAGGAAATCTGTCTGGGATTTTGGCCCATTATTAACGACAATTAGTTCGAATGGAATGTCTGTTGAACTACTGAGTGCTTCTAATGTCTTCTTAAACAACCCTAGTCTAATTAAATTTGGAGTCCAAGATATTAATATAATTGAAACTTTCATACTATTCCCCACTTTTTATAGTATTCAGTTAGTGTCATAATTTGTTTTGACGCAATAAAATCTCTATCTTCCTTACAAACATTTCTTACTTCGTCTGCCATTCTATCATAAATACATGGCCTTTGTACCTCTCCTTTTTTTTCAATTATATGATCTGTCTGGAATTTTAACCATTCATCTCCCCCTACCGTATATGCCGGAATCATTAAATTTGTATATCCATTTCTTCCATCGAAACCATAGGCATATTTATGTTTATAGTGATAATAATGGGCTTTTGGATGTATGTAATGTGGATAACCACAAGTTCCATGTTTTAAATTAATATAGGATTCTCCACCCCATCTAACACCAAGCATTTTATTCCATCCACCAAGTTCATCAAATGTTTTTTTCCGAACCATCATTCCACATGTTGACATGTGAGCAACTTGATATGGCTCTTTGAATCCTTGCGACCTTCTAAAACCATAAATAAACTTTGCAGACCTGCATCTGTGCTCAAACTCTCTACTATTGTCCCCTATGTAATGGTGCAAACAATGAACGCCGCCAAGATTTCCATTAAAATTATCTGAAAAATCTATAAGATTCTTGAGACTGTTTCTTCCAATTATGCAATGCCCATCTATGAAGAAAATATTTCTACTTTTGGCTTCTTTAATTCCTACATTTTTTGCGTTCCAGTGTGATCTCTTATCTGAGTATTTTACATAGCGAACATTATTTACTGGGTTTTCCCTAAAGTGTTGTTCTAATCCATCAGTTGATAGATTATCAACCACTATTATTTCCTGTTCATATGTTTCATCCAATCCCTCAATTATGGATTGAATTGTATAGTATATGTGTGGAACTTCATTACAAACTGAAATAACAGTACTGCAATCCATTAAATACCATCGCCATCGAGGTGCAGGCTCCACTTCTTGAAATAATCTGTTAGGCTAATTACTTGTTTTGATTTGATGAATTCCATTTCTTCTTTACATTTAACTTTTACGTCTGAGTAGAATTCATCTCCTATTTCTTTTACGATCTTCTTTCCACCAACATATACCTTGTATATATAGTCTAACCACTCTTCTCCGCCGCAAGTGTAAGCGGCAATGAAATTATTTCTAGCCCAATCAGAATAAACGGTTTTATATTTATAGTGTGGTGCTTTAAAGTGATAAAAGTTTGCTTTTGGATGCATGTAGTGCTGGTATCCACAAGTCGATTGCTTGAAATTCATATAGGCTTCACCGCCAGCCCTAATGCCAAATTCTGGATGCCACATTCCCAATTCATCAAACACTTTTCTTGGCACCATCATTCCATCTGTTGTAGCAACGCCTATTGCGTAAGGTTCAGTTTTGCCTCTTAAGATTGATTGAGCCGTCATAAACCTGTATGCAAACTTGCCAAACTTTAATTCATATTCTTTTGGCTGGAGTTTCATTATAGCATTGTGATATGAGTGGATGGCACCAACTTTTTCTCCTGCTTTTTCTTTGCTTTCTAAAAATTCAATCATGTGCTTTAGTGAATCTTTTCCTAAAATGCAATGCGCATCTAAGAAAAAGACATATTTGCCTTTAGAGTTTTTAATGCCATGGTTTTTAGCACACCAATGAGATTGTTTGTCGTTGTATTGAATGTATTTTAGTTTTCTTTCTTTTGTTGCCATAAAGTGGTCTTTGGTTTCGTCTGTTGAAAGGTTATCAACCACCACTACTTCAAAGTCGAATTGTCCTTCTAGTTCGACCATCGCTGACTGCGCAGCAAAACAAACCTTCGGATATTCGTTTGCTGTGGTTATGATAACGCTACAATCCATTTCATCACCATTCCTTCAGGGCAAACGCCTTTCCTCAAATGTTTTTTTGTCAACATACCAATCACCAGCGTACTCATCGCCAGCATATACAATTAATTTCCACCAACCCTCGGTATATTCACAGACATCTAATGTAGCATCAAAATTTCCGTTTTCTATATGCTGTTTTTCTCTCTTTAATTTATTTAACCTAAAATTATAATATGATATTTCGTGTTCTAAATAGCTTTTTGCTGATAATTTAATCTTTTCAAAGTTTTTCAAAACCAAATTATTTGAAGGTTTCTCTTTTTTGCTAAATGGTATTCCGTTCAAATCAGTCTGCTCCCTTATGTCTTGTTTTTTTCTATTGGGTTTAATTTCAATCACTTTGTCATCTGTATATACCCATATTTGAGGACCTTGTGCAGAAGCATAAAGCATTTTTATTCTTTTTCCTTCAAGAACTTTGAATGCTTCAGCTATTTTAGAATATTCTTTGTACTCTTCCAATTCCTTTCCTTCCAAACACTTCAATCCATTTCCTTTATCCACCCACGGCATTCAAACACCTACCTTTATCACACTCACTTTAAATCTGTCTTTCCACTTAAACGGCTCTTGCTCTAATTTTAACAATGCGCCTTTACCGTCTGGCACTCCTACCCTACTGTGATAATGCGGTTTAAAATATCTTGAAATAAACAATAAGTGGTCGTCTGCTATTTTGAACACAACCCACCTATGGTCGTAACGCCCACAAATCAATTCAATTTGCGGTGTTGGAAAATACAGCACACCTTCTTTTGCAATGCGCATTAATTCATTGCAGGCTTTTTCTGGGTCTATTGTGTGCTCGATGACATGATGGCACCAAGCATAATCAAATTGCTTGTCTTTAAACATCGACATATCTTCTAGTGGTGCTTTAACGAACTTGCTTTTAACATCTGGATTATTTTCCACTTCTTTTGACATATACACATCAGTGTAAACATCAAATCCTGGTTTGGGTTTGTGCCCACAACCTATATCGATTCTAACCACTCTTACCACCCATCCTTCCAGTTTCCATTAATATATCGTTTATTGTTTTATCAAAGTTTTGCTCGTTGCAAAGATTTATAATTAGCACACTTTCCCCATTTGTTCTGTTATTCTTGCAAGGAAGGGAAATAATACAAGACTTTTTTAAAACACCTTCTTCTTTTAAAAATGCCAACAAGCATTTTTCACTATAATGGTTTATCCAATACTTGTTAATTTTTTCGTGTTTCTTATTTTCTTCCCTTACTCTTATTCTGTCGCTATCGCTTTTATTCAGCCCATTAAAGAAACTCACAATGATAAATTTTGGCTTTAATTCTATGGCTTTTTTTAGGAAAGACTCGTAGTTCTCAAAGTGTTCTATCACGCCCATTCCTAAAAATAGGTCTGGAGAAGTTTCTTTTGAGATATCGTAGGTTGAAAAATCTGCAATGATTTGCCTGCACTTTGGTGTATTTTCGGTTGCATATTTTTCATTAACTTCAATGTTTGTGTAAGTCTCAACCAATTTTTGTAGTGGGGCTGGGCCACCACCAACCTCAAACAAAGATTTTACTTTAAATTCTTTTATAAAGAAAGATACAAAATTCCATAGTGGCGTATGCCTTCTCTTTATTCTATGATACCATTTGTCGCCAAAATGATTGTCAACCCATAAATGCTTCATGCCGTCACCCCAATCGACCTAAGTTTCTTAGCCGGATTACCGGCCCATATTTCCCCATCCAGAACGTCCTTAGTAACTACCGATCCAGCTCCAATTATTGAATTTTCACCAATAGTAATTCCATCAAGAATTATTGAATTGAGGCCAATAAATGCCCCACTTTTAATTGTGACAAATTTTTTTTCTTTCTCGCCCAATATTCTACGAGCATCATCGTGGGTAAGTATCTTTACCCAAGCAGTTATTGTTACACCATGTCCGACTGTCAATTTGCCCTTCAGATCCAAGAATGCGTGGCTATCTATTCTACAATTATTGCCTATCTTTGCCCCCTGCTTCCTATAATTATCAAGGTGATTTTCTTTTAGCCATGCTATTTTTTATCACCTCTTCATTGACCGAGTCGATCATTTCAATAAATTGCTTGAATTTATTACCCTTTTTTATCGAACTAACAAAAGCCTTTATGTCCTTTGGTAAACAATTATGAAGTGCAGCACCCAATGTAGTATAACTTTCATCATCTGCAACTTCTAAATTATATACTTTACCTACATAATCAGTTTTATTTATACTTTTAATAGGAGAAATTAAATAATCATCTTGCACCCAAGATGTTTTCCTCAATAATTTTGGGGATTTATGAATTTGACTTCCGTCTTTATCGATTCCCCATTTATTTAAGTTAGAAATATCTACATAGTTTCTAATCCTAATTGTGTAGGATTGTTTATGATGTGTTCCTTTCTTATCTATAATTTCTTTGCGAATAGATATTGTATATGCTATGCCCAATCTTAATAAAATTACCTGCAACTGATAAAAAAGTTCTTTTGAAATTGTTGCACAAGAATAAATATCGGTGGATTTACTCCCATCTCCGCGAATGTATCCTTTCAAAAATTCTGCAATTAAATGTTCTTTTGCAAACAACAAATCTGAATGTAATCTTTTAGAACCATTCGTTCCACCCATTTTTTTTATCCAATCTGCAAAAATATTAGAACTTGCCCTGATAATCATGCAATTATTCCTTTTTTTGGCTTTTGCATCGATATTGAACTCATTTTTTAGAATGCTAATCACATCATTATGATATTCCTTTTCTTTTATATGAAATGCCCATGAGATTCTTTCATTATCCCAACATCCTTCGGAAATATAATAACCCAACAAACGCATAATGTTTTTATTTATCATCATTCCGTCATTCATGATTTTTGACCGTTGCCCACGGTGAGGTATAACTTTCATCCATTTTATCATAATATCATTAGATATATGATTTGGTTTCTTCCAAAATACAAAATCTCCTTTTTGTAAATTTTCACTATTAATCCATTCGGGAATTATTTTTTTTGAAAAATTCCAATTTGATAATTTTCCATTCTTTCTCTTAAATCTATGCGCCGAAGCAGCAAAGACTGGATGTTCGTTAGTAATGAAAAAGGGTTGCTGGCCCTGCAATCTTATTTTATAAATGTGATTAACATCCCTATTAAATAATTGCTTAACTTTTTTAAAATTTCCCTTATGAGTTAATACTAAATCTCCAATCTTAACATCTACTATTGGTATAATTCCCGTGAGTGTTACAATTGGCGTAAGTGGGTGACAACATGCCCCACCATATGCTGTTCCAATGCTCCATGGATGCGGTCCAAAATATTTGCTTTTATGAGTTTCAGTTAAAACAGTATTTATATCAATATTATGATCTTTAGAGCACCTCATTATGGCATTCCAAAACGAAATATTGCATGATAACCACATATTATGAACATATTTTAACATACTTGCTGTTTCTAAGGTAGTAAATGTTATATCATTAATTGGTAGATTAAAAAGCTTGGATAAAAATGCCTTTTCGTCTGCTGACCACTTGCCAGTTTTGCCAAATACCATGCATGTCTGGTTAAAAACTCCCCCAATTGGATTCTTTGCCTCAAGAAACTCTGGGTATAGGTAAAAATGCTGCCCATTCTTCTTATATTTCTTCTCTAGGACCTTGATATTTTCTGGGAGCACTGTTGATTTGATTATAATATTCCTAGTTCGGTATGTTTTTCTTATCCTGCCCAAAACATTCTCAAGTATTGATATGTCTTGCTTGTTTTTGACTGTTGGAGTTGGTACTGCAATTACTATTGCATCATACGAGAGTTCTTTCCATGGTAATGGTTCAAAAAAACCATAATCTATTGAGTCACGCCAAGTGTGATCCTTGGCAGTCATTACGGAAACGGTATGACCCTGTTCCCTTAACCACAGAGCATAGGCCTTTCCGACAAATCCGAAACCAAAACACAGTACATCCATTCAAGTCACCATCTATTCCTCAGTAAATCCCAAAAGTGGGCCAAGGTACTGTTTAAATACTGCATTTAGGTTATGCTCCTGCCTTATTTTTGTCCTTAGGGCGCTAGTCCGACTATGTTTGATCTCATACATGACTCTCCTGGCTATTTCTCCAAAAAAACCATCCTCATTATCATATTTAGTATTCGTTTCCCCATTGCACCCGTCATTTATATTGATATTGCTACTGAATTTCCTATATAATGGATAATCCCCATATATGCTCCTCATCGGAGGGAAATCAAAATTCAAAATTACAAGATTTCCAGTTATTGCCGCCTCTTGAGCAACAAGTGAGAATGTTTCGCTCCTACTTGGAAGGCAAAATACGTTACTTATGCACATGAAATCCTTTACTATCTGGTGCGGGCATTCCAACCTAACTGATTTGTCATATTCCGATATGAATGTTAGTTCTTTATCAGCAAGACCGAGTCTTTTCCCCAATTCCTTTAGTTCATTTCTATAGGTTGGTTTGTCCCCGCCAGTAGAATGGAAATCCAAGAAGACCATACTTACGCTCAGTCCAAGTTTTTTAAGTTGCCCCATTATTTTTATGCACATTTCCGGTTGCTTGCCCCTGTCAAGCCTAAGCGGATATGTCATTATTATATCTGAAGATAAAATGTCTTTTTCATTTACTAGTTTTTCTGAAATTGGATGGAATCCAAAAAATTCGCATATATCTATTGGATGCGGGACCACTTTTACTTCGCCCTCGTCATAACCAAATGACCCCGCAACCCTTGGCAGGTCATAGGAATTAGGGTATACCACAAAACTATTAGGGAACTTATTCTTTTTGTCGTCCCTATCGGTTGAGCATGAATGCACCCAGTGCAACCAGCGTATTTTTGGGTATTTTTCAGCAATATATCTGGCTGCTATGTTGTATTTCCACATTCCAGCTTGGAAAATAAGGTCATGAGTTATAACAACATCAACGTCTTTAAGGTAAGTATCAAGATAACCTTTAAGCATCTCCACGTCTTTCTCTAAATTCTTATCATTTTTAGTTTCTCCCCAGTCATTATAACAGTGAATGTTTGGTATTTTGCATAATTCAACTAGATTATATGCGCCCTCGGGCTTAAATGTTTCCATTACTATAAATTTTGGTTTGTATCCGTTATTTACCAACATCTTAATCTGCCTTTCAGCAACCAGATTAAGGCTATAGGCCCTAAAATAACTTGAGAAATTTGTTAATATTGCTATCTTTTTCAATTCAATCAACTCCCTTATGATTATCAATATACCAATCGATTGTTCTTTTTAATCCTTCATCAAATCCAATTATTTTTGACTGAAATGGTTCCAGTGCTTTTGATTTCGGTCTTTCTACTGCCCTGGAAGAAACAAATGTTGGCTCAACACTGCTTTTCAAATAATTTTTTATTAGTATAAAAATATCTTCAACCGTCCTTTCTTCTCCATAACCTATTTCGTGCACCCCAGGAGCCCCATTTTCAGCATATACTATTAATTCACTAACCACGTCATCCACATAGGTAAAGTCTCTTGTCTGCGAGCCATATCCATATATTTCTGGTGAGTTTCCATCAATTAAATTTGTTATAAAAGACGGAATAACTGCCTTAACCGATTGATTTGGACCAAACATATTTGGCAACCTTATAGTTATTACGTTATCGTACTTATCGGCCATTAGTTCTGAACAGGCTAAAGACATTCCATATGGGGACGATGAATCTAAAGCATAAGTGCTGCTGGCATTTATTATTAATCCGGCATTTTTTCCCATTTCAAATATATTAAATGCCCCATACACATTGGTCGAAAAATAATCTTCAGGAATGTCAAAACTATCCATTACATTATTTAGGTAAGCTAGGTGAAATATTATATCATAATCGCCCAAATCAACGCGATCCCTTATATCATTAACATATTCATTTTTAATATCACAAATATCCACCAAATATCCTAGTTCAGTCAGCCTATCTGATAGATGTGATCCTAAAAATCCATATCCGCCGGTAACCAATGCTTTCATTTTTCCAGTAGAATCCAATCGCCCACCTCATTAACTTCAACTAATCTTTTTATATTTTTTCCAGAGGTCATATTAGCTTGCCAACCAATCACGCACGATTTTGTTTCTTTCTTTTCACCACTAAGTGCACTGACAATTAAGCCCATGCGATTAAAATTCACCCATCTAAAACCAGCTTTTCTAGAATCGTATAAATCCTCATCAGAAAGTTTAAGATTTATCTCATTGTGCTTTACTTTTATTTTGCCTGATTTTAGATTAACTTCTACACATACATTTTGGTAATATTGTATAATTTGCTCTGCGTCTTTGCCTTCGGCTGCCATGTATTTATTCATTTCGCAGATTTCACTAAAAAATAGTTTTTCATTATTATTTTTCAACACGCGATACGTGTCAGTTTGCATGTTTCCCGGTATTGTATTACCCCCCCATTTCTTTAAGATTCTGTCCACATAAAATACAATGTGTGATTTCCAATATCTCCAGATGTTGTTGCCGAACTCGTAACCTTAAATTGGATAACTAGATAATTAGAATAACCTGGCGCAATTATTGCTCCCCCAACCGATATATTTATGGCCTCACCAACCGAATCCCACCCAGTTAATGTGGTTGTTGCTACCGCAGATGCTGTTGTTATTGGAGTTGCCGCTGATGTCGTGGTTCCAGCGAGCAGATCAAAATTTGCATCACTTAGAGTTCCGGCACTATGATATACTTTTAAATCAGAAATCGATGTAAATGAGCCAGAAAACTTTAACCTTAGCCACCTTTCATAAGAATATGCTGATCCGGTTGTTGGCGTTTGGACTCTTTCAGATCGATATTGCACTCCGGACGTATCATAGGAATCAATTGACATAAGATTCCAATTACCTGCCGCTGTTTCAGTTGCCGCCCCAGTTCCTGTATATGCTTTCAAGTCCGCAGTTGCCGCCATTATCGTTTCACCATATTAAAGTACTAAAGCAAACCATTTTTAATACTATCGTTAATTATCTACAACAACTTAAGCCCAATGGCAAATAATGCGGTAATAATTGTTGAAATTATTGCCGCCGTTGCCGTAATTTTTATCCACTCTTTCTCTAGAATAGTAACCCTAGTTTCAACTTTTTCTGATTTGATCCTATCACTGCACGTATCTTTTATTAAGCACTCAACTTGGCTATTAGATTTAACTTGGTGCTCTATCAATACATTCAAGGACGATAGAATGTCTGTAAATTTCTTATCCATTCTTTCGTTGCCATCTGTGTATAATTTCATTGCACTTTGCCAATCTAAATACTTCCCATTTTTTTGCGATGAGACCACTATTATCAACCTCTTGTGTATACTGCTACTGTCAAGTCATCCTTTACGTGAACTATTTCGCTCACCCGTACGTGATGATTTACCATCGTTTGCAATACTTCTGCCGCAGTTCCTGACAACTTTATATATTTACCAGGACCAAGATATGCACTATATCTTACTTCGGTCGCAGGTGGCAATGTTGTTGTTGTACTTGTCGTAGTAGTTGTACTCGTAGTAGTTGTAGTTGAGCTAGTAGATGATGTTGATGATGTTGTACTTGTAGTTGTTGATGTTGATGTTGTAGACAACGTACTGCTGGTTGATGACGTACTTGATGTAGTAGATATCGTACTACTTGTGCTACTAGTTGATGATGTACTTGATGTGGTACTTATTGTACTTGAAGTGCTACTCGTTGTACTAATAGTGCTAGATGTACTGCTAGTAGTACTTATCGTAGACGAAGTACTAGACGTTGTACTTATCGTGCTACTAGTGCTGCTAGTTGTACTAATCGTACTCGAAGTGCTACTAGTTGTACTAATTGTGCTACTAGTGCTACTTGTTGTAGTACTTATCGTACTCGAAGTACTAGATGTCGTACTAATCGTACTTGACGTGCTACTAGTCGTACTTATCGTACTAGAAGTACTCATTGTGCTAGTTGTACTCAACGTGCTGGATGTACTACTAGTCGTACTTATTGTACTACTGGTACTAGAAGTGCTACTTGTTGTGCTAATTGTACTTGACGTACTAGAAGTTGTAGATAACGTGCTAATAGTGGACACCGTGCTAGCAGTGCTATAAGTGCTATATGTGCTTATTGTGCTAGACGTACTCATTGTGGTAGTTGTAAAAGTCATATGGTTTCCACCCCCTTCATAATGGCTTGCCTTATTCCAACCAATCTTAAACTATCAATGATGTTTTCCATCTTGATGTCCCCCTAAGTTTAGGGAGTCTACTCCCAAAATACTATAACTTAGGTTTAATTATATGGTTGGGTATACCTCAAAATAATAGGGTGTTCCACCAATTGAAATCTCAATTACTTTTTTTGTTCCGCTTAATGCAGAGGCCGCGCGATTCTTTGGATTTTTTATAAGAAATCCGTCAGATCCGGTTCCAGTGCCTGCAATTTCTTTGGCTGTTAATTTTCCGCTGTGCCAGCCGAATTTATTTGACGCAACCATTTTAAACTCCTCCTTGGAAAGATACCGTATGAAGTCATCGAGCTATGCTAGACTCTCCTTCTACCGGGCTTTTTTTTGCATACGCCCCGTACCTTTTTTTTACTGTAATTACTTTCTTGCTACATCGATATGGCAAACAGCATCTGAGTGTATAACTCCTGCCGCATAAGCCTGCTCAAGGATTATATCCTTTTCGAGCTCTCTTTCGAAGTCGATTACTGCAAGCCTAGGTTTCTGCCCCCAAGCAAGAGTAACTGCTTTTCTCGGCTTTGTTAAGATACATCTATTGATGGTTGTCGCCACTGTGCTTCCGCCCGCATCGAGAGCCGCCGCCCCTGTTGCTGCCGTCGGAATGTTATTTGTTACAATAACCTTCAGACCAAGATAGTCGCCTATCTCACCTGTTTTAAGGACAGTTCTATCCCCATATTCAGCTGCGTTCACAAACTGTGAATCCTTCCTGAATACGTTTTCCTGCGCCGGACCGATAAACAACGTGTAGTCGTTCTCGTTAGGCCAAGGATTCTTAGTTGCAACCGTTGCACCCGGAGCTTCAGTTCCTGCACTGTGATTCCACACCCAGTTAACATCGCTCTTTAGTTTTTCAATTGCATCTGATATGAGATCAGTAGTTATTACGTCTCCCAAAACAAGGTCCTTATCCTCTGCTTTGGCCCCACCATATATGAGTTGGGCACCAGCCACGGCGTCTGTAGATTCTGTCGCTCCCTTAAATGCTGTTGCAACTGCAATATCCACAAGATCACCAGCATGGTAGATTAATTCTTCCTTTGCAGCCCTTATCATGTCAACTTTGTTGACCCTCAAAGACCTGTTAGGAACCGCCACGCCGTAGTTATAATCCACCGGAGATATCTGAACACCGTTCAGAGTATCCATGGTTGTGTATGCCACAGCCGCACCTTCTCCTGCCGAAGCTTCCCATGTTCTCAAGTAATTTGTCCTTTTGTTGACAATTACATCCCTGGAGCCTGGTTCAGCTGTAACCTGATTGACGAACTGAGCAAAGAAATGCCTTTTTTTAGCCGCATCTACAATATCTTTCAGCCACAATGTTGGCTGATTCATATATGCAGTAAAAGAGGTTCCTGCTGTCGCAGTCGAGGTGCTGTCACCGAGCTCAAATATTTGCATTGACATTATTTACTACCCCCTTTTAATTCGCTAAGGAATTTATACATCCCTTCATCACTATCAAGCACACTTTCCGTGTTGCCTGTTCCCTTTACAGATAGTTTTTCGGGCGTTTCCACCTTAATCTCTATCTCCGACAATTTCTTTGCCATCTCGCTCATCTTATTCTCCACCTCTACAATCGCCTTTGATTCCTCATTCTTAGCGCAGGTCTCAGCCTGCTTTGCCTTATCTATTGATTCTTCCTTAGTTTTAAGAGCCGAAACCAACTCAGAGAGTGTTTTCTTAATTTCCTCAAGTTCCTTGTTTTTCGGACCTTCGTTTTTGTATGCTTCTGCTATTTTCGCAAACGATATGCCCGGATTTTCCTTCCTCATCTTTTTGATGAAGTCAGTATACTCCGAAAGTTCACTATCCATCATTTCCTCAGGATAGGGATACTTTTTCTTAGGTTCTTCTATTGGATTTGCCACTTCTGGCGGCTTTGGTTCCTCAACCTTAGCCTCTTTCTGCTCGACAACAACCGGTTGCTGTATTTCATGCAATGGTTCTGTCTTAACTACTTCTTGCTCCATAGGTTTTTGCACCTCCTCCATATTATTAATGTATGCTGTCTTGACTGCGGGATTCATTACAATGGAAAAATTCTGAAATGTGAAACTTCTCATTGATTTGGAGTCCCTGTCAACATCACCCTTTACTTTTGGGCTTATTCCAACTTTTGGTTTGCCCATTGCCATCTTAATTGCTACAACTGGGTCATATATTATCAGGTCGCCCTTAAGGCAATTTTCATCCATGCGTATATTTTCAACTTCTCCGACCCATTCGGACGCCCTTAGGTCTTCATGATCCAAGAAGAGGTTGCGTATTGACCTATCTTTCCAGTCTGTTCCGCCATATGCATCGTTTATTGTTGCAGAACTGTAATAATAAGAATTCCACACTCCCTCGCTCATTAATACTTTATCCTTTATCACGTATGGGATATTCACATTTGACCCAAGTGAAGACAAAAATGAGTCCGATAGTTCATTGACAACCGGATTTTTAAAAACGAGATCGCTTGGTATCTCATTGGGGTCCACATGGGACCAATCTAGACCGCTCATAAGTAATTTATATGTGGTAAGCGAATTTATATATCTAATCCCATTCAGACTAAATCGAACTTCTTTTGCCACTTATAGATGGTGTTTTCAGATAGGTTTGTTGTTTTGGCAATTTCACTTCTAAACTTGTTTTTTTCACTCAATTTTATTATTTTTCCCAGTTGATCCATTGATATTTCTCTCTGGCCAAGTTTATTTACGATGGATTATCAACTCCATCGGCAAGTATTATGTGCCGATCTCCAATGTGGGCTATATGATAAGATAGGTACTTTGGCAGACTCTTAAGACTATCAGGCGGAGAGCGATCAACATAACAGTCAGTATTTTTAGTTGTATCTTTTACCTTTCCGGTGTCTGTTTTTAATTCCAATACTATGCGATGGTCCTCCACAATTACTGGCTTGTATGTGCCTTTTGCCACTATCACAAATATTGCTGGTGCTTTGTCGGTTGTGCCCGGCTCGCCTGATTTAAAATAACCCTCGACATCGGTCCACTGTGTTGGCTGAGGAAGTTTTAGAACTACACGAACATTTTTCATTCCCGGGCCAATCTTATCTGCTTGCGACTCATCGGTGGTTGTGGGGCTTAATAATGTAAAACCCTCAAGATGATCTCCAACATTATATCTGCTATCTGTATGCAATGATTTCATCCAGTACTTATAATTTTCTGGTATGCTAAACTTTTTTCTTTCTTCATCAGTTATCTCGTGCCCGCGATAGTGCCATTGGAATGCAAAATTCATTTCTTTTCCTGATTTTGCAACCTCTAAAAATCCACTTTGCATGTGCTTCGGAAAATCAATCGGCTCTTGTTCTTCCTGCGAACTTAATTCACTTTCAATTTCCTCATTCTCAATTACTTCCTCCCCTATCGACATTACAATGGAATCAAGTTCGTCGATGCTACTAGTATTGGATTTATCAGATATGCTAGATGGATTTGGCTTGTGTATTGAGTATCTAATTGTCCCATCTTTATATTTATGTCTCCAAATTTCTTCTACCATTATATCTAACACATCTCCAACATTTGCATCTATTTTTGTATTAAATGTTTTTCCCAATCTCAATTTTCCATTTTCAATATATTTTTCATTTATTTTAGAGTTATCATCAATATCGATGCCAACGATATATCCAAAAGTATCAGGTGCGTCTATCTTTACTTTTTCTATTACTCCGCATCTTATCTTTGCTTCATTTCTAAATTTTATCCACGCATCTGATTTCTTTCCCTTATCATAAGTTCCATTAAATCTTTTTATCATGGCCCCCTCAGAGCCTTTCATTGACGATACAAGTTTTATTGCCTTCTTAGCATCTTGGATATTATCAACAACAATCCCGGCTGCAGATCTTATATTGTCTCCAAATTTCTGTTTCCTAAGCAGTGAGCACCGTTCATTAAGTGGCAGCATTGAAATATCTTTTCCAAGAAGGACAATATCAAATGCATAGAATTTTATTCCGCTATCATCAATTTTTTTACCACTATCTACTGACGATATGTATTGCGCAGCTTCTGATCTTCCAAGTGGATCATTGTTTTTAAATGGGACCAGTTCGCAGTCTATTATAAAATCATCTTTACTAAATTCTGCCGCTTGTTTAACTACAGTTGGAAAAGCGGAAGTTATGTCTTTTTTTTGATCTGAGAAAATTTTTACTTTATCTCCAATCTTATGCACTACCGCCCTATAGCCATTATATTTTTTTTCTATAATGTATTTCTCATCCTTGTTATTCTTATACATGTAAGATATCGCTGCATCAACATCATAAAATCTTTCTTTAGGTTTCATCGGATCGAATGACTGGTCTTCATATGAATTCATTTTAACCACTTCTGTCGTCTTCCTTATTAGTGCAAGATCATATAATGGTATATGGATATCATGCGGCCCCTCGGGATCCCCCCAAATGAAATGAAGTTTTTCTGAGAGGTCATCAGGAAGTTCCTTTATCAGCCTTGTTTCTATTGCACGTTTGAGGAAGCCTGACTTTTCCCTAAGCCTAACAAGCAAATCTATATCATTATAATCATCGCCCTCAACAGACGATCCCACTAGAGATACCACGTCAGTTATTAAAGTTATATTTCCAAACTTATCTACAAAATCAGGCCGAACCTTCTTTTTTCCATACCTTCCATTTTTTTGCTCACTATCACTTAATTTTTTATCATTAATGCGTTTTTCTATTTTTGTATAGACCTCCCTTGAATTTGGAGCCATACTTTCCGGGTGGAATTCTATTCCACGTTTTACCAGTTCTTCCATAATTAATTGTATCAAATTTTCTATTTCCTCAAATGAGTATCTTATGTCCATCCCTCTCGTCTTGCTTGCATGCCAAGCGAGGGCGATCCTAAAATCATCCTTTAGTTGTTCGACTCTTAGTTTTGCCGGATCGTAATTTGCAATATCGGAAATCATCCCGACAGTTGCATTGCTTACCACGAACTCAATATTTCTTAGAAATGTCTGGGCATCGGCCGGAATCTTCACCAGCCTTGGCTCGTCAAACTTTTTTTCAATATTAAACTCATACTTATATAGTATCTGTTTACCGGGCCACCATTTTTTTCTTTCTTCTTCAGATATCCTATGCCTGTCCCTTAGTTCATTAAATTCTTTTATATTTATCGGGTCGGCTTTTGTTATTTTTATTATTCCATAACACTCATTTCCGCCAATTAAATAGAATGGCTTGCCAGTTGAGAACTTATAAAACTTTGGCTTTATTATCAGATCTTTGTTTCCCTGCCAAATCATCTTTGCGTGCTGGCTTTCCAGATATATGCCTGGATTTGATTCTGATAATGTTTCAGTTAATTGCTCATTCATGTCAATCTTGTCTCCGCAATAAACTATTTGCATCGGATCAACACTTTTTTCCACTTCCAGAGTTTGCTTGTCACGAGACCCATCAACAAGGAATGCAACATTTATAATTCCTTTCTGTAGAAGGAAACTATAAAAATCAAATACGCTATTACCTTTTGGACCAAAGTTTCCTATTAGGTTTAGTTTTGATTTTTTCATTTCTTCTCTTACGTTATTTGACTTTTGGCCGGTTATAAAATCGTAACTTAATGACGGGGCATATAATATTGTGTCAATTTTGAACGCAAGTTGATTTTCTTGAATTGGCACAGATAAAAATTTTCTTCCAAAAAAGTAATGTGGCTCGAATGGCTCAGGTGTAATTATATTTATATTATTCTTTCCCTTTGCCTTATCAGATATAACACTTGAAGTACTTTCCGAACAACAGATATCAATCCGACTTTTACAAGTTGATACAAAACTTGCGATCTCGCTAACCGCCGACTCAGAAAATCCAGATATTAGTATTGCACATCCGCTAGAATAACCTTCAGTCGGGACCGAATCAATAAATATTTTTCCGTCAACTGACAATGATTTGTTTGAGCTTTCCCCTGCGCCTTCGGCTAATTTAGAAATAAGAATTTCCATTTTACTTACCTCCGCTCACACTGGGAGGAAGTTTCTCCATCCTCCGGATATATCTTTCAAGTTCCGCATCTGGGGTCAAAGCACCAGAACCAATATATTCAACAATCCTGTTTGCCTTGCTATCAAGTTCCTGCAAAGATATTTCGTTCCACTCGAATCTTGGGATGGTTTTTATTTGACCATATTCTCTCATTGTTCCAAAAACATTCTTTTCAATTGTACGACAGGTTTTTTCAATTATATTCTTAAGCGATAATTTGAACATATATTCCTGCCTTGAAAGTGTGTCCCTATTTGTTTCTCCGCCCTCCCACTTGGCAAATGCTTTAGGCACGCCCATTCCAGAGATTACCTCATCTTCGAAGTGCTTAAACTGGTCAACTATTTTTTCAGGCGATGTTGCCTGAAGCATCCCAACATCTACCCAGTATGGGTAAGAAAATATATATCTCTTAGATGATTTTGATAATTCGTCCATCGCCGAAACAATATGCTGCTCGGTTGGTTCATGCTGATCATCTCCAACTTTTGCATACAGCATCGGGAATAACGGGGAGTTTGACCATGCATTCTCGGCATCCTCGCGCCTAACAGAAGCCCTATATATTGGCTCTATAAGCCCTATGCCATCAAATCCATCTCCAACCGTATTAAATTTATAATGAACTATGCGCTTTGGAGGTATGTAAATCTGATTTGTATATAGTATATATGGCTCCGGTGGTTTTAATTTACTCTCAACTGTCATTGTAAGAGGGAGAGTTTCAACATATCCAACTGGATTGCCATAAGTATCCAATGCTATATTTCTTAATTGATCCCTTAGATAATCCATTTTTTTTGGATCAATAAGATCAAGGTCAACAAGTTTCTTTCTTTCCTTATTTGGAATTAATTCGCTCCACGCATTCCCGTAAATGCACTGGTGTTGAAATATCCTGGTAAGTAATTGTTCCCACTCAAGGTCACCGCCCTTTGATCCTATCGCATCGAAGAAACCATAAACTGCCGATACATCGTCTTCCTTTCCAACGATCCTATAACCAGGGGACATTATAGTCTGAACAGTTACATTTATTGAGTTATAAACAATCGGATCATCCTTGTACCTTTTCTCAAGCTCTTCTGGTTTTACCCTAGGTAAATCTGGCGTGCTCTTTGACGATACCGGCCTAGCCGCATCATTGGTTTCGCGCATCCTTAGCAATTGTGTCATAAAGGTCATAGTTAAGCCCTCCTAACGCCGCTTATGAAAGACGGAATCTCCTGCCTAATGAAGTACCATATTATTCCATAACCAATTATAGACCCAATCCAGATAGGAGCTCCAAAAATAAAAAAGAGTGACATGTTTATCATAAGCCCATACGATACTATGTAAGCAGCGAATCTTATAGCTACTTGTTTATTCTCTGCTAAATATTTTTTAATCGATTCCGATGCACCGGCCAAGAACGTAGATAAACTTGTCTTTAACCAACGCACAGTATTCTTCAGTTCTGATAATATCGATTCCAATTGTAAACCCATATATAATCTACCCCATCACTTATATTTAAAGCTATGCGCTATGTATTAAATGCATTGGCATAGGTTTTTTATCCCTTATCCTGCTTATTGCCATTGATAATGCCATTACCATATCGTCATGTTTCTTGCTTGACTGGAATGTTTTCATGCTGGACTTTGTCTTTCTCTCCTCAAATCCGCGAAGCTCATTGATTAGCTCCTTTGTTACATTATAGGTGAATAGGCTATCCTCCTTTATTGGTATTATTAACCTGCCGTCTTCAACCACCCTCCTTAGCCCAAGCAGCAACTTGTTTCTTGCCTGCGATTCAAAAGCTTGAGGAAAGACAAATACCCCATCATCTTTTAGATCGTCAATGAATACCTGGCCAAATGTTGACGAGTCTGCAACTATTGTGTTAGGATGATACGTGTCATTCAACCACTTAATTCTTTCTATATGCCACTTCCTATCTCCGCCTTTTTTGCGTTCCATATGCTTTACAATAATAGGATCTTTAACTTCCCTCTCCCCAAATTTCCTAACTCCAGTAATGTGATCCACAACAGCGAAGACTGTGTAATCGCCGGTAGCACTCTTAGACATTGCAAAGTCGGCACCAATGTGGGCTACACCATCAATATTATTTGAGAATCCAATATCTTCAAAACAGCAATCGGCTATCATTTCAGGCGGAAATAATCCACCCTCAGTTCCGGAAGGCTGACACATGTATTCCCTATTGAATCTGTAGAGACCCATAGCATCCTTAAGATTTTTTAAATCACTAAGAGAGAATACTTCCGGCCATAATGGCTTAAGCCACTTTCCAAGGTCGTCCGTTATAACCGCCGACTTCCTTATTGTAACCCATTGGTCCGAATGGCTTTTTTCTATTTCAGTTAACAGGTCATCATCATCCTGTGGGGTCCCGACAACTATGTGCTTGCTTCCACGAGCTTGTCCCCTTGGAATAAACACGGTCCAGAAAACTTCCTTAATTTGTTCCATGCTTATGTCCCTGCCCCTAAGAAGATCATCATATACTATAAGGTCCGGTTGTATTCCCCTTGCCGAATCACTGAATGGTTTTGTGTAACAGCGATTTCCATTTGTTGTTATTAGGAATGTGCTTCCCCACTTGACAGTCTTTGCAGATGGGACAAGATGCTTTAGAAATTCACTGTCTTCAATTGTCCTTTGTATTATTCCCAATGCACGCATTGCCTGTTCCTCGGTTGATGACACGAGGCAGATGTCATAGTCTTTCATTTTCCAAAGCAACCAGATTGGATAGGCTATTGCAAACACGGTTGTCTTTCCGTGGGACACAGGATTTATTATGCATACATACCTGTGCCTGAGCATCAGGTCAATCTGTTCCCGGTGGAATCCAGCAAGCTTGTAGCCTAAAACATTTTCCACAAAAAAAGCAAAGTCCTCATGGCAGCGCCTTGAGAACTCAACCGATAATTCATCATCGCCCATTCTTATCACTACATGCATTCCAACGGCCCAGAACAGAATTTAGGAATGCCACCCCACCACGCCCTTTTCCTACTACATAATATAGACGATAGGGTTTATATATCTTGGCTTGTTTTTCCGCCAAGTTTCTTCCTGGATGACCAGATCCTGTAGGACTCTATTACCTCGGCCCTTGGTTTATTGAAGACAAGTTTATCCCCGGCAATCTCCGCATCCATGCTTTCAAACCAGCTTTCCTGCGTCTGCCCCATGGCATTGATAAATTCGTGAGTGTTTATTATATTTACTTTTTCGGCCTGTATCTTTGTTATTGCAACTTTAAACTCTCCTAGTCTTTTCAGTGCAACAGTCATCTGTTCCCTAAGTTCGCGGATGCCAATCATCGCCTCGTAATCCTTTCCCTCGGATTCCAGCTTTGTCACAAGCCGCTTTGTCCTTTCATATAGGTCATCAAATTCAACAGTTATCTTGTCTATTGAATTAAGCAGGGAACCGGCAAACTTATCCCGGTTGTTATCTTTCATTAGCCTGGAGAATATCTCGTCCCGGAACTTCTGCAGGGCATGATCGGTAATCTCATAGCCCCTCTGCCTCATTTCCAGTCCGGCATCCTTAATCGGCTTCTTCTCGTCAAACAGAAGGTTAAATGCAAGGGATTCAACCTCGCCCTCAATAAATGGATCTCCCATATAAGTATAGATGGAAGCATTAGTTTAAAAATGTATCGCACCATTTATATATTTATGACTAAATGTGATAAAAATACAGAGGTTTATTCCCGGGTTGTAGGCTATTACAGGCCGGTGCAGCAATGGAATATTGGTAAAGCACAGGAATTTGAGGATAGAAAAGTATTCAAGCCACGTGACAATTATGTTAAAGTTCGCAGCGTTTAAGGCCCAGGACATAGAAGGATTTCTTACCCAACAAGAGGGCAAGCTACTTTATGGGGCGGCACTCAAAGCAAAAAAGGGCATAGTTGAGATAGGTAGTTTTAAGGGGAGAAGTTCTATTTTTCTCGCCCAAGGCATTGTCGACGGCGGCAGAGATATCAAGCTCCACTGCGTTGATACCTTCCAGGATTGCTTCACATGCAATGGAAATTTCCTGGCTGAATTTGACAAGAACACGGCCGAATATAAGGACACCATAGTAAAACATATTGGATACTCATACGATATAAAGAAGACATTTAAAGAACCATATGACCTACTTTTTATAGATGGTAATCATCTACAATGGCACATATGGAACGACTGGATCTGCTGGGCATCCGGAATGAAAACCGGCAGAGTGTTCCTGCACGATGTTGGAATGCGCGGCCCAGATAATCTACACAAAGTTTTGAAATCCCATGGATACAAAGCCGACAGGTACCGCAATATTGGGTGGATTAACATCTGAAAAAAGTGATAAGATGAAAAACGCAATAATTACATATTTGGATATGAATTTCTCAGTTAACTTTATTTATGATTTTATCCCAACTCTATTTGCAGATGGCAACTTTAAGGGCGAGTTGCACGTAATTTCTTACGGCCTGAGAGAAAGGGAGAAAAAGATAATAGCCGGTTCCAGTGACAGAATAAAAATCCATGAGGCGGTAAAAGCCCGACCGGTTCACATCCAAAGGTGGTTTGATGTTTTGCCCATTCTCAAAAGTATTGACTCAGATGTTGTAATGACAATTGACGCCGGTGATGTCTGGTTCCAGGGGGATTTCAGAGAGGTCTTTGAGATGTGCAATTATAAGATAGGCCTAATTCAAGAGAATTCTTTATGCAACGGGGGATGGACATTAAAAACGCTCGATGACACAACAAATGATAATTTCAAAAATAGATTTATAAAAATTACCAATGGCAAAAATCTGATGGGAAGCGGCATGATATGTGGCAATCGCGATCTGATGATAAGGCTGTTTTCCAGCGTATGCAGGGAAATTGAAACAATACCAGAGAACCACCTCGGGGTAGACCAGCTGGCATTAGATATGGTCGCATATGGAGAACTGAATGACAGGCTAATCATGGTTCCGCACACATATGGATTCGTCACACTAAAGGTCCTTAATAAATACGAGATAAGCGATGGCAAGAAGATAATAGATAGCCAGACTGGGGAGCCCGTAAAGATAGTCCACAATGCCGGTGGCAAGTTCAGGACCTGGGCAAACGGCCGGAGAGGATTTTAACTGAACAAATTCACATACGAGGAATACAAACGCCTTTCAAATCTATCC